TTAATTCATAGGACCCTTACTTGTGACACGATCCCAAAACCCTTTTTTATGAGCGCTTAACAGTGCTGTTGTGATCACAACAGCCAAAACGCAAAATTGGGGTTTTAATTTGATACCAATTAGCAAAAGAGAAGCGTCATAATGCTGATATACCAGCATTATGACGCTTCTCTTTTTATCTACCGACGTCGACTTATCACCCGCACGGTAGTTATACCATCATAGGTAGCACGCTATAAATGCCATTTATAAGCCATTTCTGAAAAAGAGAGATTTTTAATTTACAAATCGTGGAAGAGCACAAATTAATTTAATATTGGTTCTTTTTTTGATGTCTTGCTTTCTCCACTATTATATACCAACTTATTATCTTAAACACACAAAAAAAGTCCCACACCAGCCAATTAAGGCTAGTGTGGGATTTTATAAATGACTTTACATTTTTTACTAAAGGACAAAGTGTTAACATTGCATCTGTTTGTTTCGTTTTTCCGGTTTTACATCTTTTGACTGATTTTATAAACTGTTATTTGATAAGTAGCTTATCCCCAGGATAAATCATTGAATAGATTGTTTTACCATTTTGCGCTACCAACGTATATACGTTCAGGCCGTTGCGTTGAGCAATCACCCACCATGAGTCACCTGAAACGACCGTGTAATACGTGTGAGAAGCATCCGTTTTAACGTATTCCAGTGAATTATTGGCTGGGCCTGTTGCTAGACAACCATAACCCATTAAATCGTGGCTGACGTACCCACCCGGAGTAGTATACGGTGGTTAGACACCAACATAGCAACGTTTTGTTTCACGACGTGCACCAAAATTCCTAGGCGGGTAATACATAAAAAAATTCCCCACGCCGAAGCGCAGGGGAATTAATCAAGTTATAACTATCATCTAGAAACTACACTAGAGACAATTAATATTATACTTATTACTTGCTATTCTGTAAAGTCTTGTAGTTATCTAATTAGCTATATTGACAGCTAATAATGCTAAATCTAAACTCTCACTAACAAAATATACAGGCAAGCAACACAAAAAAATCTTCCACCCATCAAGCAGAAGATTATCCTCATCACTTCCGGCACCACTAACCGACAATCTTGGGGGGATTTGAAAGCTGTGATACTAATAACAGGACAAGGGGCATAATAACACTTGTCGGTTTATATCACAATACCGAAAGTAATCTATAGAAAAATATTAATAAGTCCTTGTTATATTAATCAGGTTTAATGTATAATAACTGTGTTCTTTATTATCTTAGGAGAAACAGAACACCCATTTTATTTATTTAAACATTGGGCCAGTCTTGACTGGCTCTTTTTTATATATTTTGTTAACAAAAAATCCCCCACGCCGAAACGCAGGGGATTAGCAAATTCAATATTTAATTATACTACTTTTCGCCTGCTTGTGAGGCGGATTCTGACGCCATTTCAGCGTCATATGATGCAGAACTATTCACTACAGCAACTGTGGACGTTGGTGTTTGCGCTTCGTCAGCAACTTTATTAGCTGCTGCTTCGACTTGACTTTCCTCTTTACTATCAACTGTTGGTGCCGACACTGTTTGAACGTCAGTAATAACGCCCAGCATACCAAGGATCGTTAGTACAGTGTTAATAACGGCAACAATGGCTGACCAGTCACCAGTAAACTTAATGCCAAACATGGCAAAGACTTGTTGAACCAAAACGATCAGTAAGGAAATAATTCCAGCGATCAATTTACCATTCAAGCTTCCATCAGCATTCTTAAAACTAATTTTTCTCATTTCTTTTGGCTTCCTTTTCATATAGATGTTTAAATTCCATGTCATGACCATCTAGCCGGCCTTCTACCTTAATGACCCGATTTTCAATCGCATTCATTGCTTCAGCATTTTGCTGCCTCACTTTTAAACTTTCATCGGTAAAATGGCTCAGCCGCTTGCCTAAATCGTTAAGCGGGATACGGACCGTCTTATTTAGAATCCAATTAGCTAGTACACAAATACTAGCGACAATGGCAACAATTGATCCCCATTCATCCCAGCCTAATCCTAATAGTGTATGCAATTATCGCACCACCAATCGCTGGCCAGGATAGATAGTGGTGTAAATCGTCTTGCCGTTCTGACTAGCTAATGTAGTCATACTTAGGCCGTTGCGCTGAGCGATTGACCACCAGCTGTCGCCAGACTTGACTGTGTAATACGTATGAGTTGCACCACTCTTTACGTATTCCAGCGTATTGCTTGCCGGGCCGGTTGCTAGATAACCATAACCATTAAATCGTGGCTGACGTACCCAGCGATAACCATTCTGAATGATAGCTTGGTCAGTTTTGACCGTAGTCCCAGCTGGCAAGATAGCAATCACACTTGATGCCGTTGACGTGCCAGTGCGCAGCTTAACCGCCGTCTTGAGCGTATAGTTTTTTGACTCCTTGACCCACTTGACCGAATTAGATGGCTTGGAAGTGTTTTTGTTGGCCTCCTGGTTGTTATCATTAACGGCATTTGGATCGGTTGGCTTGACCGTTGATTTCTGACCAGCTGTGTAGTAATCAGTATAAAGTTGACTGACGTCAAAGCCACCGTAGCTAATCCGGAAACGAGCTGCCCCGGACCATTGCCAGGCATTGTTATTCGTATACCACTTCTGACCAGACATGACATAGGGGTAACCAGCAACCCAACCTGTTTTGCCCTTGATGGTCATCTTGTTGTTAGCCCATGATCCAGACGTATAAATGTCGGCCCGATAACCAAACTTCTGAATCTCTTTCATGAAGGCAGCATTGTTGCGGTCGTTGGCCGCTTGTGACAAGATTCCTTGTTCCTCAGCCGATTCTACGTCCGTTGCCAATACTGCGCCCACTGGTAGTCTGGCCGCTTTGGCTGCCTGACCAGCAAAGTCAGCTTCGGCAATTGCTTGAGCCTTAGTTTTATAATGGGCAAAGTGATAGCCGTTGACGTATAAGCCAGCTGCTTGACCATTAGCGATATTGCTAGCAGCATAGCCATCTTTGAAGGTTGTACCTTCACTAATCTTTACGGTAAGGGCCTTAACACCAAATTCATTACGCATCGAAACATACTCTGTCGTTGACATGTAGCCGTTGTTATTAGACACATCGACCATATCCATACGAGCAGCCTGACTGGTAACGTTGATCATTAAAAAGGCCATAAAAATGGCGCCCATCATTAAGATGAGTGCCTTTAATTTACGTTTATTCAATTGTCTACCTCCTATTTGTCATTCCTGATTGAACGGTCAAAAGCATCCTAAAATACACTGGCCTAGTCGTTTTAACTTATTAATTTTCAATTCACCATCTCTTCAAAGTTCATCTTTCACTTAATACTTATGATGTTGGCAATTCATTCTTAAGAATGGATTGCAGCACACTCTGCGCCTCCGACATCGTAACATCGTCTAACTTCTTATCTGAAAAATCTGATTCAGTGGCAGTAACATTCGCATTCACATATGTGCCAGTTTCAGACTGATTAAATTGAGTGGATACCGATGAAATCTTGCCAGCAGTAAAACTCCACCCACCATTAACTGCAATTAGAGAGTCAATTACTGATGGAATCTTATCCACCGCACGTTTGGATAATTCTTTTTTGGTTAGATCATCGAAAGTTTCATCTTTAGCTAAGTCAGTCGGATAAATAGTGACATTTGCTGTAATAGTTACTCGACCTTCTACTTCACCACGAAGGCCTGCAATTACAGAGCTCGTATTACCAGTTCCATCTATATTATAAGAGATGCTAGTGTTTAATAATTCCATCATTATTCCCCTTTTCCATATGCTTTATCGAACTGATCAAATACTAATGCGTATACTTGAGCTACTTGCCCTTCCATCTCATATGGATAGTCCTCAAGTGCATGAAATAAAGCTTTCATTCGTGCAGAATATGAGCTGATTTCAATGCTTACAGGTTCGTTAACTAATTGATCAAACTCTTTTTGAGCTTCGTCCATGGTGTAGTCATCTTTCAGAATTAGAGTCTTTTTGTCTTTCTGATAAATAAAATCTCCGGCTTCATCTGTTTTAAAAAAGTTCTTTTGTGTTGCTAATTGGTCAGCGTTAAATTGCTTGTTTAGGTCTTCAAGATGATTGATCAACCAGGTGCGCCCAAGAGAAGCTCGACCTTTAAGCTTGAACGCTGCTAAAGTGTTTCCAATGGTCACTAGTTGCCCATTTTTGAATGTTAATACTTCTTTTCTTGCTGTCATAATTGACTATACCTCTTTCGTTTGTTTGATTTTGTTTTCCAATACAGTTATGCGATCTCGATAATTACGAATCAACGGGATAAGAGCTAATGCGACTCGGTCATACTGGATACCCCTGACTGCCCCTTTGTCATCGTATTCAACAAGTTCGTTCAGACCAGCATCATCCAGATCATCGGCGATCATTCCAAAGTAAGTTTCTGGATTTTTAGCACTAGGATTGAGCGTCTTGGATAGTACTTCTTCTTTGTCTTTCCAATGCGCAACTGGAACTTCTAGGAGTTTGTCCCCCATCCCAGTTTCAAATGATCGAACAATGTCTGTTTTGTACTTAGCGGCGGAGTTCGACGGAACTAATGCACCGTCTGGGGCCAAATAGGCGTTTGCGCCATGAGATGTTGAATGGGTACTCTTTAGATAAATGTAACTAGCCTGCATACTGATGTTAGAACCATGTAGACCTGTCCCTGCATGACCAGGATCACCAACTCTTATATACGGTGAGAGACCTATGCCATCAGTGAATTCACGACCACCGGATATAAGCACACCCCGTTCCGCACCGCCGATCTTGGTTACTTGCCATCCGGAGGTCGAATGCCCTCCAGAAATACCTGCGAACTTTTCTTCTCCCATTGGCGAAGTAAAGATATTTCCATCGTTAGCTCCGTTAGTGACCACAAAATAGTCACGTCCCCAGAACGTTGCACCACCCCATGAGGCCCCCGCCTGAGCGTTACTGATGCGAACATACGGCGTAGATTGACTTGAGAATAATGTCGGTTGGATCATTTGAATTTCCCCACCAGATATAAATACACGATTATCCTTGTCAGCAACTGAGATATACTTATTATTAATGTTAATATCAATTGCATTATCAGACGAATGGATACGTCCCGCCTGGAACTCAACATTACCAGTATTCAGATTAATTGATAGGTTACTGCCTTTAATTGTACCGGTCGTTATATTATTCGCATTCAAATTGATTACGTTTATATGCGCAGCATTGATAGTACCTGCAGTAATTTTACCAGCATCTATGCTTTCAATCATGGAGTTCTTAATGATTGCATTATCAATGTAGGTATCCGCCGTAATATGCAGTTTAGTACCGTATATCTTGGTTCCTTCAGGGGAAATATTAATTGCGTTAATAACCCCATTCTTTTCAACACGAAGATTAATCCGGTCATTAGTTTGAAGTATAGCAGAATATGCGTGCTCAAGTTCTGCATTACTTACATTATCAGGAACATAGGCTGCAGCAGTAGCTCCTTGATTGAGCATTGGGCATATCATAGCAACATGGCCACCACCATGAACACGAAACGAAAGACAAACGGTTTCAGTTCCAGCCGGAGGAACCACATTTTCAACTTTCCTTAGTTCCAGTCCACGGGTGTTTTTCTGCGATTCCTTATATCCAATACGATTACCCTTAGTGTCGTAAAATTCAACAATAAGTATTGCATTATGGCCAATGGTATCAACATTTACATAGCACTAGCCGACCAAGGGGTTGAGATATCTTGTCCAATAACAATCTTTCTTGAGAACAAATTGTACCAAGTATTGGTATCCGTCGTTACTGGTTTATTAATGCAAATGCCTTGATACCCATTAACCCACGACCAAGCAAAATCCGACTTATACCAAATGTCAGTCGTCCCACCGGTCCAAGACTGTCCATTCAGATAGTCGTACTGAAATTGTGAGTTAGTTACAAAATTTCTGGTTCCAAAGGTATCAACTTTTCCTACAACGGAAGTTATCTGGTTATTCAATTGGGTTACCTTGGACTGGTATACGTCATTATCCACTTTTCCACGAACTGTTGTTTGAATGGAATCAATAGTTTGAGAGATACTTGACAATGCTGTGATTGTCGCATTGTCTAATGGGCTAGTAGAATAGTCAGTCATAACTGATCCTCGTTCAAGCTTAGGACCGGCGACAATTAACTTATTGGTATTGTCATTGGTTCGTTCAAGTCGAGGGCACACGTCCCCATCGTCAGTAACTACAAATGTAACAAATACTCTCTGCCAGGTTTCATTTAGGCTGACAGTTTTAGCACCAATATCAGTATTACTGGTATTAACGTTATCAATTCCTCGGCAATATAAGTTCGATTTACCAGTCCCACTTTCGTACTTAGCATAAATTGAGAAAGTGTACGTTTCTCCCTTTTTGACAGCCCAGGTCTGAGACAATCCGTCCCAATCTTTGGTGGTGGAAACTGCAGTCATCCCGTTATAAATTTCACCAGTTTTTGTCCAATAATCATATCTGTTCCATATTCCATTAGGATTGTCAAAGTCACGAGTGTCAGTGTACAAGTTTGTGCCCACTGCGCTATTTTGAATCTGTGTTTGAACAGTCATTAAAGTGCTATTAAATGTTGTAGCACTTGCTTGCAATTGACTAATATTATGCTTGTTAGTGGCATTGTCAGAACTTAGTGAATCAAAGCTAGCGCCCAAAGACTTGCTTGTTGCTTGAAGTGTGCTAATATCGGTGTTCTGCTTGCCTAGAGTATTGTTGACTGTCGTAAACTGAGCTTTAAACCCACTGGAATCAGCTTGAAGATCATTGATACTGGTTGTATGTCCATCAACGGTATTCTTAACGCTTGACAAAGTTCCACTAAGACTATCAGAAGTTAAATTAATCTGATTCTGCGTCCATGTTTCAGTAGCGTAACCGTTAAGGTCTTTCTGCTCAATTTTCTTGGAAATATCAGATTGCATACCGTCCACAGTTTGTGAAAGCTTGGATAAAGCAGTAACCGTAGCTGTGTCTTCTGGATTTACAGAGAAATCGGTGGCTACTAAACCTTTTTCAAGTTTTGGCGCTGCAAACTCATACCGTGCATCATCTACTTTTGGCGCTGCCGACATTTCGATACGTATTGAATAGTTATAGTCCTTAGTTGGGTCGTATTCAAAGTCCTTAAACTTGAAAGAAACGACTATTCGCGCCCACTGACCCTCTTTTAAGCTAGTTAGTTGCAGAGGCACAAAACCATTTTTTGTAGTTGCAGTTGATAAAAAGTCGATATAGGCATATGACATTCCTGCAGGATCTTCTCCAACTACTCTAAAGTAAATAGAGTAGGTAAAATCGTCCGTGGTATTAATGACGTCTCGGTCTAATAGATCTTTATAACTGTATCGAGCATTGCCCCATGGGCCCCCAACGTACTCTATATTTGATCCAAGATAAGTTCCTCGATCCTCAGTCCATTTATTGTTCTGAGTATACCAAGACGGTTTCCTCTTCTGTGTTTGAGAATCCAATAACAAGTTCGTCCCCACAGCGCTATCTTGGACTTGTGTCTGAACGGTCATCATGGTACTGCTGAGTTCTGTTGCCGTTTGACGGAGCTGGCTAATATCATTCTTATTAGTTGCATTATCAGTAGTAAGTGTATTAAACCCCGTGGTTAAGTCTTTAGACGTGGCTTGCAAGGTACTAATATCAGTAGTTTGCTTGCCAAGAGTATTATTAACAGTCGTAAACTGGCTCTTAAATGAACTTGAGTCAGCCTTCAGGTCATTAATACTGGTAGTCTGACTGTCAACAGTCGTTTTGACACTAGACAGGGTAGCATTTATCCCATCAGCAGTAACTTTAATCTGATTTTGGGTCCAACTTTGAGTTGCATAGCCATCAAGATCAGTTTTAGTTAATTTTGTTGCTAAACCATTCTCTAGTTCAGCAATGGTCATAGTTGATCCATCAGTCAATGTCTTATAGCTCTGACTGACTGCTCCAGCAATTTGCTTGGCGTCTTTAGAATCAGCTGCAGCGGACGATGCTTGGGATACTGCTGTACTAGCATTTGTTTGGGCATTTAAAGCAGCAGTTAAGGCGCTGTCAGCCTTTTGGTCAACTTTACCAAATCCCGAAGCTGTAGAGTTTGCTGTAGCAATTGCAGAACTAGCGTCACTTTGGGCACTTACAGCTTTGTCTACTGCTTGATGAGCTAGTGCATTCGTATCATCGTACTTGGCCGCAAGCTGGTCAGCTTTATCACTTGCCGCTTTAGCTGCATCTGTACTAGCCTTAGCTTCCAGTTCCACTTGGTCAACTTTTGCTTTCACTTCTTCCCCAGTAGCGTCCGACACAGTAAGTACCCATTTACCAGTTCCATCTGCCTGACGCTCGTAAGTCCACAATTCAACTTTATTACCGTTCTGCTTGTACCAGATATCGTTAAATTTAGCTCCGTATGGCGGTTCAGTTGTATCTGTACCATAGATATAGTTACCTGAAGCACCTTGCCGTCCACCTAAGTCAGCAACATATTGTGATAGCTCGCCTCGCCAAGCATAGCTACTACTAGAGGTTGAGGTCTGATCTGCTTTAGAAACAGCAGACAAACTGCCATCAAACGTCATAGTATAACCATTATTAGGCACGTTGAACTTGTTTCCTTTAGTATCCTGTAGTGTTAGCCAATCGCCAGCTTCTATTGCAGGATTGCCAAACCAATTCAAACTGAAAGGGTAGAAGGTCAAGCTTTGTAACTGTTGCCATATTGATGCTAAACGATCCATTGTCATCAAATTGTTGGTGAGTTTAATCTGTGATCCTGACGCTGCCCCTACTTGAAGCGTGTTTGTAGTTTCGGTACTCTGACCTGTTGAATCCGTAGTAGTCGTTGTGACCTCACACTGAATACCGCCAATTTTGTATGGTGCTTCATTTTTTGTTAAGCCACCTTGTTCATATTGGCTCGGGTCTAATGTATAATCTGGCTCTGTAATCGTGCGAATTGTTAATTTGCCGTCCCTATCAAACGTTGCAAATCCAGCATAAAATTGAGCAATCATGCCAATTGCATTTCGATACGTTTGACCGGTAATAGCACTCGGTAAGTTAACTTGTACAGGCAAACGACTAATGTCAGTTGTATTGAGTAACACGCCAGCCAAATTTGCAATTTCTGCAATCACACTGGTCATTTTCGCAGGGTAAGTTAACTTAGAAGTGTAGGTACCCTCCAATAGACACATCTGGTCATATGCCTTAATTGTTGTCTCATCGTTGTTTCGGTCCATTTGAATGTCATCTGATACGATAAAAAGACCAAGCGAGCTATACTCATAGCCATTAGATGTTTTTATACCAATCTTAGGCCATACCGTCATGCCGGGTTTAAGTCCTTCAATTAAGTGCGAAAACTTAATTGTCACACTGTTTTCATAATTCGAGCCAATACCAAACGTATCTCCAGTATAGCCACCTGCGTCATATGAAATGGATGCAATATCTGTCGTTTTATAGTCAATCTTGTTAATTGTGACAACTGCATCCAACGTCCGTTCAGTTGCCTTCCATGCAGCGAGAGCTAAATCAGATTGCTTAATCATTAATTTTCACCCGCCTACTGTTCAATGAAATCCATTGAAACATTCTGCCAAATATAATCTGATGTCACTGGATTAAGTGTATAAATCGGTGCAGTCCGATCACCAACATAAAATGTTTTGGTCACTACTGCACCTTCTTGTGGGTCTAAATAACTGCAAGAAAAAAACTGTCCAGAGACAGCTTTTAGTATTGTGCTATTCTCGGCCAGTGTTAGCGGCCCCCATTTTACTGTTAACTTGCGTTTGATTGCGACACGGTCTCGATGCAAAAGTCCATTCGCGTCACGTGATGCTTTTGCATCGATATCTTGAATTGCAACTTCTAGGGACTGTGGTGCTTTAACCACTGTCCCACCAATCTTCAGTGAATATGTCAATCGTAATCATCTCCTATAGTCTCAACATGTTTTTACCATTCTTCTGATTTACCGCGTTAATGCCTTTAATAGCAGCATTACCGAACTTCTCATCGCCAACTTGCAACGTCAAGTTCACATTGATTGGTTGATTGTTCATGCTGCCGCCAACATTTGTCATTTGTAAGCCCTGTACAATCGCATTAACGATGCTTGTTCCGAGCTCGTTAATGCCGCCACTATTCACACTCTGTGTACTTGTACTACTTGGCTGACTAGCCAGGTTGCTCATATCCATCGACTGAGTTAAAGCTGTGGGCATTTGTAGGCCATCACTGAACGTTTGTCCCATGAAGCTTAGAGCCTGCTTAATCAATTGCATTGACCGTGGAATGTTAGTTAAAGGTAAAACCATTTCCGGCTTATTCTGTTCAGCCACTTCGATCATTTGATGAGCATCAACAAGACCACCATTAGCAAAACGGCGGTGCCCAATCGGTCCACTGTGCAACCAATCAAATTTAGGCGTGCCCCAAATGACTGTATGACCAGCAGCATTGTAATAGTCTGAGTTATTCAGATAAGCCAATACTTGGTCAAATGATGATCTGAAGTTATGATGTCCAGGGAAAGCAAATGCATCAAATGTTGACTTGACATACTGTAGTGGTCCACCTGCAGGATTACCAGCTAGCGAGTTCACATCAGTAATTGTCTGCGTAATATTTCGATTCCCGGTCTCTGACTTAGCCACTTCAATGATATCGTGTTGCATCTTTGACCACCGCGATTTAGGAACTTTAGTCATCTCGAGTGCGCGACTAATCATTGAATGAGTGATTGCACCACCATTTGGTCCTTCGCTCTCGCCATATTCTTTGAGAATCTTACCGACCCAACTTTTAGCACTATCAACACTAAAATCCACCATACTTTTAGCAACATCTAGCGGATAGCCGCCTAAGCCGGTAAATTTAACAAACTTGTTCATAGCAGCTTTCAATACTTTTTCAGGGTGCGTGACATCGTCCCAGATATCACTTGCCGTATCTTTCACACCATTGGCAAAACTGCCTACACTGTCCCCTATACCACTGAACAAATCACCAAAATTCGGCATGCTAAAGTTGAAACTTGGCAAATTGAAGTTACCAATACTTGAAAAGTCAAAATCAAAGTCTCCAATACCACCGGCATAGTGTGGCACCATTGCTGTTGCTTTACGAGCCGTTTGTGCCGCATTGAGAATTTGAGTACCTCTCGGAAGATTGACCATCATATTGCGAACTGCTGGGAAAAGACCTGTTCGTCCATTTGGTAACTTGTATGCTTCACGATACTTATCACCAACCTGATCATTAACGATTGCTGGACCACCTTTATGGCGACCACCAGTTGCAAATGACGGAACACTCCAGTGGCTCAATGACTTTGCTTTGCTGGAGGCGCCTACGTGATTGAGAATCCATTTAATGCCATCGATAACGCCATTAACGGCTTTTCCAATCGTACCAATAATTGCATTAGCAACATCCGCAGAACCCTTTTTTACAGACTTCCAACCAGATGAAAGACCGCCACCAATTTTACCGCCTAAACCACCGGCCCATTTTGCAATTGTTTTACCCGTGCCAGTTCTAAACGAAGCAACCCAATTACCTAACTGAGTACCGGCTCTTAACGCAGCCGTTCTAGAACTCCCCATTCCAGAATTAGTCTTCGAGCCTAAACTTCCAGCCCAACTAGAGACAGTCTTACTTGCGCCAGTTCTAAAGTTATTAACCCATGAACCTAACTTACTACCCGCATTCTTGGCTAATCGTTTGCCATCTTCGACTTTAGTATTAACATTACTACCGATATTTGATGCCCATTTTCGAATACCGACGATTGCACCTTTAGATTTGCTCGTAAACTCAGACGTCCAGTTACCAATCTTTTTACCCGCTTCTTGAGCGGCCTTTTTACCATCAGAAACTTTCTTATGAACACCGTTGCCAATATTCGATGCCCAAGTGTTAACAGTTCTCTTAGCACCGCCAACAAACCCAGTAGTCCAATTACCAATATTCTTTCCTGCTTGTTGGAAATCCTTCTTAGCATTAGTTATATGGGTCCCAACCTTTTTACCAACACTCTTAGCCCAATCGGAGGCTTTACCCGGTAATTTCGATGCCCATTTAAGAATATTCTTACCTGTTTTTGTATCTTTAAGGAACCAGGAAGCAATCGTGCCAACCGGATTAATAATAAAACCGATTATTTTAGTCCAATTTTTAGAAATCCAATCGATTGAATCACCAAACCATTTGGTTATATTCTTCCAAACAGAATTACAAAAATCTCTAAATTTCTTATTATGTTTGTATAGCGCGACGAATCCAGCAACTAATGCCGCAATCGCAAGTACGACTAATCCTATTGGGTTAGCATCCATTGCAGCATCTAATACTGCTTGTCCGGCGGCTGCCAATTTAGACCAAATACTCCAATTTTGGAGAGCCTTCCAACCATCTGCTAATGCAGCAGCATAATCTGACCACTTCATTTTTGCAAGCGACCATAATGTCTTCACGCTGCCAACAGCTTCTTCTAGCTTATCAATTCCAGTAATCCCTTTAAAAAAGTCTCTGAGAACATGCCCTTTACCACCAATAATAGCCGCTTTATCAGCTAATTTTCCAAGTAGTCCTATTCCATTGCTTAGCCCCGTCATTGTTACTTTAAACGCAAACATAGTTACTAAGACTTTCGCCATTGCTTCAACGGCCGTATGGTGTTTATCTACCCAACTGGAAATCCCGCCTAATGCATCTGCTAACTTCTTAAGCACGCCAACGATAACTCCACCAGTCCACTTTGCTAATGGCTTTAGGAACGAATCCCATATCCATTTAAATGCTGGCTGTGAAGCTTGAATAATGCTGTGAACCAATTTAAGCGCCGCAGCTAATGCATCGAAGAACGTTGGGATTAAATTAGTAATCGTGTATTTGGCCAATGGTAACAGGATATTTTGATATCCCCAATCCAGGCCGTCCCATACATCTTTGACTACTGGTCTAATCGCTTTTAGTAATCTATCAATCGATTGCAGTAAGGGCGTAAAGTCAAGTTTAGAAGCCCACTTAACTGTTGCTCCTGCCATGTCATTTAACGCACCCAACATGTCATTAACCATACCGAGCAGCGTTTTAAAAATAGATGTACCAACACCACCATGTTGCCAAGCCTTGTCAAATTGACCGCCAAGTGCACTAACAGTATTAAAGATGTTTGTGAATATCTTGTAGAGATTTGATGCAATTTTCTCACCTGCACCACTATTCCAAGCATTACGAAATGCTACTGCAATATTATTAAGCACTTTTATTACAGCGTTCAATGCATTTAAAATTGATTGAATAAGCTTGGTACCAGTGTTGCCATGATTCCATGCATTATCAAACGCCTTAGCGATATCACCAATCAGACCGACTAGATTTGTCACCAACGTAATGAGATTGGCAAAAATCCGTTCGCCCAGATTACCGCCATTCCATGCACTACGGAACGAGCTTGCAATATCGTGAATCAGTTTCAACACATCATTCAATGAATTGAAAATGGTTTGGATTAACTTAGTCCCACGGCCACCGCCGCCTTCCCACGCTTGTGAGAATGCTTTGGCAATATCGCCAACAATATTTAACATGTCTGCTAACAATTGCAAAATAGCCTCAACTGTCTTCTGACCAGTGCCGTTATCCCATACATGCACAAACGACCGACCAACATCCCCAAGGGCGCGTCCGACCTCTTTCCAAGCATACTTAGCCGCATCTACTACCGACTTACCCTTGGCGTCCCACGCCGCCTTCATTGGATCAAAAAGTTCACCCAAAACTTTTTGTAACTTTTTTGCTGCATCCGTTGCGCTATTGAATGACTGACCTAACGGAACACCAAAATTAACACCATCATTACCGGCTTCACTACCAATGTCATCCGTCGACTGCAACGGTGTACTTTCTGGTGCTCTTTTCGTGGGTGTTGACTCTGGCGCAGCTTGCATTTCTTGCGGCGTAAATGTCTCTTTAGGCTTTTTATCGTAGGAATAGTCTTCATCATCGCTACTCTTATCCAAGACATTGAGCTCATCAAATCCCATTAAAGACTGCATGAGTTCTTTGTTCTTTTTCTTGGTTGCTTCCATGGAAGCCTGAGAACGTTTATTGGCGGCTTCAATTGCCGCGTTAGCAGCACGAACTTTGGCAGCACCTTGTTTGTTCGACTCCGCAATTTGTCGATTAGCCTCACGAACTGAGGCTGCTTGAGCCTGATTTTGCGCCCGAATTTGAGCATTTGCTTCACGAACTGATTTAGCCTGAGCCGCATTTTGCTTTCGAATCTCTTCGTTTGCCTTCTTAACAGAAGCAGAAGCTTTGCTAGAAGCGGCAGCCGTGTCATTTAGTGCCTTAGATTGCTCATAAAGTCCCTGAGCACCTTGCCGCGCCTTGGAATAGCTCATACCCGTTAGTGCTGATGTGAACTGTGCCAACCATGATGTCGCTTTAGATAATGACGACATTAATGCATTGACAGCCGGAAGTACAAAGTTGTAAATCGGATAGAATGCTGTCAGTAAATTGACCTTGATTTGATTCAGACTACTTGCAAACTGCGCGTTCGTCTTAAATGCTGTCATCATCCCAGTAGCAAGTTGCGTCAAGCCTTGGTACAGCAACCCAAATACGATTAATTGTGATGGGAGGTACTTCAACTGCTGGGCAATGCCGCCCAGGGCCCCGCTGGTCCGTCTAGCACTAGAAGAGGCTTTGTTCATTGAAGAACTACTACTATTTCCAAAATTGCGTATCCGGCTTGTTGCACCTTGAATACCGTTGCTAATGCGACTGAACCAATTAGAAGGCCCCTTACCGGAACCTGATGCTTTATTCATTGCGCTACTTGCCGCACTGCCGAAACGATTATACGAACCTGCCGCTCGTGTAGCAGCCGTCCCGGATTCACCCATCTCAGTATTGAGCTTACCAATTACAGATTTAAGTTCGTCACCACGATCAGAAACATAAGCATAGCTCTTGTTCAGACTATCATTGGAATTAATGAGCTTGTTCATCTTATCGCGTGTGCTCATGATGCTCTTTTCAAGTGCCGTGCTTTGCTTGGTCAGCCGGTCGCTGGCACCCATCGTCTTCATAGAATCCTGAACATCACGATAGGAGCCCTGCAACGCCTTCAACTGACGCCGATAGGTTTCAATTTTAACTTCGTTTTGATCCATAGCTTTAGAAATCTGCCGCAGTGAGTCCGGCACCGCTTTAAATTCTTGTCGCATTGATTGGGCTAGAGCTTTAGCTTGGTTTTGATAACGCGTCATCTGAGCTTGAGCGGACGCAACCTGATTATCAATTTTAATTCCTTGCGTCCCATTCTGTTGAGCGGTATTCAAGGACGTTTTTTGATTCATTAAGTCACGCATCTTGGCTTGAGCAGCTCGGGCCTGATCCATCTTTGCATTGATATCACTCAGCATGGCCTGTAAGTCCTGTTTTACCTTAACCCGGCTACCGGTAAACATCTTGCCAGCATTCTGGTTGACCTTGCTAGCCCCGGTAGATGTCGAGCTACTCATTCGTTCGAATGCAGTTTTGATAGTCTCGTTCAAACCGGACAACTGGTCTTGCAACTTTTGAACACCTTTAGAAACATCCATCGACTGCTCGGTCTTGTCCATACCGGACTTCGCACTATCAGCGGTCTTCCCCATCAATTTATCAATCATCGGTTGAACCTTGGCAAATTGTTGTTCCATTTGTTCAGTGTTCACTTTGAATAGCAGTTCAATTTCTTCAAGTTCCACGTTGTTTCCCCCTTCCTATGTAGTTTTTTTGAATTTTCGGGCTGTCTTAATCTTTTGCGATTGCTGCATTAGAAGCAACTGGTCCCGTTTCCATTCAGGAACAGAATCCGACGATGTACTAGTCGCTGTTTTGATAAATGGATAAGCCTCTTCAACCGATGGCATTTTGCTAGGGTCGTTCAAAGCAAATGCCATCATCTCAGCTTGCTTGTGATCCATTACCGCTCTCATTCGCATATCATCTATACGGTTACGATTATTTGCGATTACTTGAACCATGAGTTCACCAAAATCAAGTTCCCAAAAGTGGTCAGAATCAATCCCAGATTGCACGGCCAATGGGTAAATAGCACTTAGCAACTCAGAAACAGTCTGGTAATTATTGCTTAAAGTGTCGTCTCGGTCGTTGGTTCGTTGTCCAGAGTGACTTCCGATTCCGTATTCGTCTTCGAAGCCGAAGCTGTCTTGCCGAAAAAACCAGATTCCTGGAATAAGTCTGTTAGCACTGTAAATAAATCCATTGGGGCATGACCTTCATCAAAATATTTTTCAAAGGCAGCAAAAATGTCGTTATCAGTAACGCCGTGAGTTTGGTTCGAACCTTGCAATACGATAAGCATTTCATTCAATGGTGGCAATTTCATTCCGCCATCCGCACTCATAAAGAGCGACATCATAGATTTACCCAAGCGTTTTTCAATATTCAAAATATCACGGCCTGTTAACTTTAATTCAAGTTGTAATCCACCCATTTCAAACTTCTTAGTTGCTTTCTTTACTGTCATAACGTAGTTCCTCCATTTTTATTATTCGTCTCATATCAGCCTGCTGGCCTACTCGTCTCTTACTCAAGTTAATTATTATCTGGATAAAATGTGACGGTTCTAAGCTCCGGCGCTACTACTGGCCGTTGCAAAGTCCGGTCCGTCCGATACGATAATCGAAATCGTGTATTCAAGTGCTCCGTTGACAGCAACGTTACCCATTTTGACGGTATATGAGCCAGTGAAAGAAGCTGTCATCCCATCAGGATAAGTGACCTTCCATTTATATTGCTTATTGTCACCATTGTGCGTTAAAGCCGTTGCAAAGTTGCTGCCCTTGTACACAAAGGTAAAAGCTAACGTTGATGTATTTTCAATCCCAGGAACTGACTTCTTTTTCGTATCTGATAAATCAGTCACATCAATATTTTCTGGGTCTGAACCCATGTCAGGAACGGTCTTAATACCGCCAATTTCATCAAACTTAGTGCCATCCACTGACATTTCAAGCTTGGTCCCTGTTCCGGCAAGCCCGGCACTAGCGTCTGCAGCAAATCGTTGTAAATCAAATACTGTTAAATTCTTTTTCAATTTCAATCATCCTTTCAACTTTCAAATACGCGGTGACTAGTGTTATCAACAACACCAGTAAATCGTAATACAGTGCGATTCACACCCGCTAAATTGCTATCACCAACATCGCTTGAAAAGCCCATATCACCAAATGATGACATGAGCTTATTCGTGATTGCCGTTGTGCTACCTTCTTTTAAGAAGAGGTCAATTGTGATCGTCCATTCCGTTTGCAACTCTTGCTGATTAGCATCACGAAAATAGGCTTTATGTGCCGTGTTGTATACAGCGATTGGGAACACCGTTAAATTATCTGGGTACGTGGTTGAGACCTGTTTAATTTCCGGTATAGCCGTTAGTGCTTGATACACTACTGACTTCACATTAATAATTACCATCAACTACCCCCTAATTTGTTATGGAGTGCGGCCTCCACACTCTGCTTAATCATCTCTGGTGCCTCACGACTGGCTTGTTTGACGGCGGGGGTTAAAAACTGGCGGGCGGGTTGACCGCTTGTCCGATAGAATGTGTGTCCGTCGATTTCGATTTTAGGCATACCATACAGTTCACTCAGGTCAGTATCAACGTCATCAGCAGGAATGAACCAAGGCGTTTGCCTGTACACTGGTGTAAATCCATCGGGTAAATCTTTTTGCGACTCCTCACCCACTCGTCCAGTACCGAGCTCACGAAATAGCGCTACTTGGTCATCGGACCAGACACGACCGACAATCTTGCCATCACTATCGACAACCTCATATTTAATACTTCGAGCCAACTCACCATTTCCATACTTAACGCTGGATTGAAGTTCTTTGACTGCATAGCCCTCTGCTTTCTCAACAACATCAAAAGTAGCATCCCAGATGGCATCGTGAACCACACTGGGCATTTTTTTGAGCTGAGCTTTCAGCTTATCACTGCCACGCCATTCAACTTCAGCCATCCTATTCGCCTCGTTTACGTTGCTCTAAAGTGATATTTTTATGGGTGCTGAATGTTTGTATCGAATTGATAACGTAATCTGGCTCGCTATCTTTAGTAACATTGACACAAACACCCCAATTTTCTTGTTGACCTTCATTGATCTGATTACCTTGATACTTACCAGATTTAATGTACTTAAGGTCTTTGCCCCAGATTTGCGCATTCACTGAACCGCCAGCAGCTTGAATGTTCATCCTCACTGCAATTGGATTGCTCCATCCCGCCGTAATGACATTACCTTCATCATCGTGACCTGATTGTTGTTGTCGTAAATAAACAGTTGTCAGGTCTGTTGGTCTAAGGCGCATTAGAATCGCCTCGTTTTCGCGACTCGGTAAGGTGCTAGTGCGGTTTTAATTATGTTAGGTAGTCCCAGTTCAAACGATTGAGAAACGCCGCCTTCTGACCGCGATGCTTCGCCTTCTGTTCCTTGCTCGTTGTACATGATAATGGCAAGCCGTTTTGCCTGAATTAGAATCGGTGTCGAGAGTGAAGACCGGGTATAATCCAAGCACGTTTGAACAGCATCATCAAAGATGTCATCAACCACCGCAGCATCCGGCGTGTCTTTCTCAACACCTAATCGCGTATATAGTCTTGTCAATTGTCCCGCCTTATCTGGTGGGCTTGGTTTAGCCATACGATCATCCTCTATTCTTCGTCGTCTGTTTCTAACTGAGCATTATCGGCAGTTTTCTCGTCCTTCTGCTTATCAAGACAAACAAAAAGCTCATCATTGAACGCGTCTTGCGTAATGCTGAGCTCATCACCTTTTTTATACCGAGTATCTTTATACCAAATTGGGTAATCTTTAACGCGAACCTTCATTATCAATCACCTCTAGGCTAAAACCTGAGCTTGAAATACCTCATCCGCCGCGGCAAACGCTGGAAGCGCAACTGCTGAGGCTTTTTCCCAAGTCCCAATTGGATCATTAGTTTCGGTATAAATCATATCGTAAACATTACCCACAGCGTTAATTTGCGCTGGGCCACTGAATTGTGCTAACTCTTCTGGAGTTGGTCCAAACACTTTATTACCAATCGGGTCATCGTTCATTAAGACAAGTCGATTTTCTGGGAAGTAACGACTCTTGGTAATCTTGCCATCTTTTCCGACTTGGGTATATTTTTGATCATAAGTCCGAAAAATTGGTAAACCTTGTGCCTGCATGAAGGTGTCAAAGTCGGCTTGTCCAAGTGCCCGAGTAGAGTTACCATACACGGCTTGTAGAACTTTGGTATTAGTCGTAATCAATCGATAAATCTTCCGACTAGTTAGCGCCCGGGTTGGTGTAATATCCATCTTATCGCACCAGCGCGTAATATCACCAAGGATATCCGCGTCGCCGTTATCCCATGTAGCAGCTCCAGTCAAAGCTTCCTGATGTTCAGTCGGAACTTGATAATCAAGTTGGACAGCAAGTTTACCACTTTCATCTGGCAAAATAGTCTTACCTGTTGCTAAAACGTCCATAGCGGTCTTTTCAATTCGTGCTAAAACGCCTTGATTGAGCACATCAAAGTCGTTATAAACGTGTTGTTGCAAGTAGCTAGCTTCTGCAGGCGTCCGCGGATTGAGCATCGCATACAAATCTTTTTCTTTAATCTGCATCTTGCGCTTAATCAAAGCCAGTTCGATGGCAGCGCCCGAGGCAGACCGACTGCCAATTTCGGCTTCACTATCAAAAGCCGCATAGGATGCAATCACTGGAATTCGATTTTGACGTTTCAAGATGTCAACAGTTAGTGAGTTGACTTTGATTGCTGGGAATAGTTCATCACCTTGCATCGCTGGATACTGCCGATTCAATGAAAAATCGATTAAATCATGTTGCGTGAATAAATCTGAAATTTGAGCCATTTGTTTTCTCCTCCTTTAATTAGGCTTGTGATACGGCGGCGGCGTCCGTATCAGTGAAAGTAATCTTCTTTAATGCCGTGATAGCCTCAGCTGTTGGCGCCACTGGTAAGCGTTGGCCAAATAAATAGCCTTCAACAATCACGCCAACCATTTGAGGGCCATGTGTAACGTCCACTTCATTAATCGTGACTCCTTCTGCCTTAGCGTCGTTAGTTGGATAAATCGTGCCGGCTGGGATAACTTTATGTCCAAAAGCATCCGTCTTCACCGCGTAACTGGTATTATCAGCCTGACGTGAGAATGATACAAACTTTTCAGATGCCATGAAATTCTTTTGTTCTACTGTTCCTTTATCAAATACATAAGCCATAATCTAGTACCTCCTTATTTTGTCGCCCATAAACTGGACTTTGCTGGCTTTTGCGAGTTATTTAATTTTTCAGCTGCTGTTGCACCTTCAGATTTATTTGCGGATGTATTAGCAGCCGGCAATGTGGTCCCACTGCTTGCAATTCGCTTATCGATTGCTTGCTGTAAGCTCTCTGTAAATGACTTACTGATTGCAGTGTAAGCCGCTTCCACGCCTTTATCATCTGCTAAAACATCATCACCAAAAGCCGCAATCAGCGCTGTCGGCAAATCGTCTGCACCCAGTCGGGCCGTAACTTTAGCTTTATTTTCAACAATAGTTCCATGGCGCTGTGATTCAGCAAGTTGCTTGGTTAATTGGTCTTTATCATAGTTGGCCTTTTCCAGGTCAGTCATCTTGTCGTAATCTTTTTGCTGCTGAGCTTCACTAGCCTGTTTTTCATCATGTGTTTTAATTGCCGAAGCAATCAGCTTATCAACACTTGATTGCCAGTCCTTTTCACTAGCAAACGATTTAAACGGCGTATCTGCCTGATTGTCTTGGTCAGAGTCGTCATTGTTGCTATTTTGATTGGCGTCGATTGTGTTAGGCGTGCTATCAGCCGTCTGATTGCTACCTTCATCCCCGCCAGTTCCATTATCACCGTCAGCAAACATCTGTAAATTCATCTTTAGTTTGAGTAGCTTTTTCATAATTAAATTCCTCCACGCCCACGCATTTCCGATAACTCAGGCCACAAAAAAAGCACCCCGTGCATTACTCTAAGAGCCCCACACATTGTGCTAAATTGACCGTGGCGTCATTATCAGACCCACGCATGCTATTTAGTTTGAGTAGTTTAGAGACGTGCTCAGGTCATCCATGCTAATCCTGATGGAACATTGTCGAAAGGATCATCGTGGCGGTTTGTATTGCTGTTACTTGATCATATCCTTTATTAAGTGCTTCCTCATAACATGTTAGAAATGCATCCGTCATGAGCTTAAAGCCTTGCTCCGTGTCAGCGTCAAACGTCAAGCCCTTCATTGCCATCTCGGTGTAACGCATTAAATCCGAATTATCTTTACTCATCGTGTTCTCCTCGTCGTACTAAAAAACGCCCAATCAAAATGATTGAACGCCCTACATTGCAACAATAACGATATCTTGCCATTGGTCACGGATTTTCTTGCCATCAATTACATAATCAAGAATCTCATCAACGTCGTCAGTATCTTTGAAGTGATAATCAAAATCACCATTATCTTTAGAAATGATACGTTTGCCCTCACTGTCAAAGCCAATGTACCACTCAACATCATTGATTTTGATTTGAACCTCCATACGAACATCTAACGCAAATCGAAGTTGCTCCAAAGACTCTAAGTGATCCGAATCAGCTTTTACTCGTCTTACCACCATCTTTATTCACAATCCTTTCTGCAATCGTTAATTTCCGCCCAGGTTCTTCACGCCGGGGAACAATCTTGCCATTTTTCTTTGTAACGCGTAACCAGGGATGCGCGTGTGGCACAATCGTGTGCATTTTAGCATTACCATGGTCGGTAAAATCAATGTCCAGCCGGGCCTTTCCTGTCTTACCATAATATCTTCGTGTAACTAGTTGTCCATCGACATAACGGTCAAAAACTGAGTTGGCTTCCTGTTGATACGGAACACCGTGCACTTCACCAAAATTGTGTACATTGTTCAACGCAAATTGTTCGCGCCGAACCGCGCGCGCTACTTTCAACAGGTTCTGATAACTATCACTGTCATTATACTTCATCGTTTGAAAATCTTCGAATGTTTCGGGTACGTTATCTCCACCTAAAATCCGTTTGTATTCATCATACTGGGTAGTATCATACCGACGATTGCCAACCCGATTATCTAAACTATCGAAAGCCTGCGGACCATGCTTTAAGATTACTGCCTGGCGCCAATCCTGATAAGTAGCATCCGGCTTCAGCTTGAGCTTTTCACCAGTAATTGGATCATTCGCTGTCCGTTGCATCATGTACTGGCTATCTGACAAATAGATGATTGCGACAGTTCGGCAAAATGGATGTAACGGCGGAAAATTAACATTCACTTCCGCTTCATCTACGTTAAATACACGGCCGTCAATACTACGACAGATTTTTGAAGTCCGCATATCCAGCACGGCAACCAGTTGGTACTTTTTAACCCCGCGTCGTTTCCATTCATTGAGCTTCGTTTGATTATGAAAGTAGTTGGCTTCTGTTCTAATCAATCGTCGCGTATTGTAACTGCTAGTTCCAAACTCCTTAGCTAAAGCTTGTACCATGTCACGCTCACGCATACCACTCATCTGCTGAGCCGTGAATAGTTCACTGAGTCGGTCGGCTAGTTGGTCCGTGTTATGCCAAATCCGTTTAGAGTAGTTCTTGCCTTTAAACGGCGCATCTAATATAGCCTTAACGTACTTCCCTGACAACTCTTTAAACCGTGTTATTGGTTCGTCTGGGTTCACTTTAACTGTTACCATCTCTTTACCCGTTTTAGGGTCAAAGATAGTTCTAGTGTGCATTTTAGGCTGACTATCAGCGCTCACGCCCGGAAGAATGACGTCTTTATCAAAGTCACCTATAATACTCTCGTTAGTTGCCTGATCAAGTGCTTCTTGAATTACCTTGGTATAAAGGTTCGTGGACTTCTCAATCTCAACAGATGCCGCTTGTTTCACCGCAATGTAGCTCTTAGCCTTGAGCTCTTCCAATCTGGTAATACGGCCCTTAGCTGCCATCTGTGATAAGTAGTTAGTCACTTGCTTCTTTGACTCCTTATCACTGACATTATCAGCCAGGGCCTGTAACGTTACTAACTCAGTCGGACTAACATTGGTGTTTAAAATCTGTTGTGCCTCGGCCTCCGTCGCTTTACCGTCCGTAAAATATCGTTTGTATATCTGTGATACCTCACCAGTCAAATAGTTCTGAGCACGCATGTACGCCCTTGCAATGATAGTCGCTTGTTTGGTTGCAGCATCATGTGATTTCTGTTCGCTCTGAACGGCTCGCAGTTGCCAGTAACTTAACTTGCGTTTGTCATCCGCCACTCCTACACCTCCGAGCTTATAAAATCAAATACAGCAAAATTAAAATGCCTGTAATTGGCTTCCATCCAAGCGAAACTAATCCAAGCATTTTAATTATCACGATCACAAATACACCAATCGTTTTAATGATTTTATTCAATTCTGAGTTAATTACCCTTCACCACCACTTGCAAATTCTGAGGATATTGTGCTGAAATATCTTGTAGTCCGTGTAATAAGGTCTCACACAGAACTTTGTTATCAGCACTGGGCTCAATCAATCTAATAAACAAGCCACCATTTTCTTTAATAGTGGCGTTAGATAGCTCATTAGTGATGGCTTGGCCAAGCACCGAAACAGCAGCACAAACTAGGTCATGGCCCTTAATAGCACTATTCGCGTGGCCCGTTATCTGATAACTCACTACCTGCTTTTTGTTTAATTGAAACGTTGCCAGAATCATCCGCAGTTACCTCCTCGTTATCTGTGGCAGGCTCGCCGCCCATAGCTTTCTGCTGTAGCTTGAGTGCTTTCTCCTTTTCCTGATCCAGCATCTTAATTAACTCTTGTGGGTCATTTGTCCCAGGCAACCACCCGAGTGATACCAATTGCGGAATGACACCTTCAGCATTCTTGATATTGCTAATGACATCCGCCATGTTGACTGGAATATCAGGAACAATATTAATTGTCGCTCCGGAGGCATCTACTGACTGGCCTTTAAACGCTAAAATGTTCTGCATCAGTTGTAGACGCTGGCGAATTCCACGTGTTAAGTATCGCTGCTTAGTCGCTAACAATTGGAGTAAACCGAATAGCTTGTATTTCATAGCTTCACCGCTAATCGTCCCTGCAAAGTTTTCGTCATTCATGTTAGGGACGTAAGACGTTTGATGAATGTCATCCTTAATCGACTTAACAAGTACTTGTAGCTGTGATTCGTCAAAGCTCTTGGTCAACCATTCAACGCTAGCACCCTGGTCGCCTTTACCAGGCGCTTCTAGAATACCGTCCTTCAAGTTAGCTCCTTCACCGTCCTCGCCCTCATCTAGGGTAAAGCCATAGACTACCAGCAAGGCATCCACGAAGTTCTTTTTATCGGTGATACGGTCTGACTGTAATTCGTTATAGGCGTTGATTAGGCTAATCGTTTGCTCAAAATCACCTTGACGCTCTTCGTTATTACGATACTCAATAAGTGGGACACCATTAAAATAATGTTGAATGGCCTTAGGTTTGCTTGCCAAATTAGCATCTGATAGCACTCGTCCTGTCTTGGTTCGATACTGAATAATCCAGTGGGCCGTATAGATAGTGATTAGATAACCATCAGCATTACCACGTAGGTCTTTCTTTTCCACGTAGTAAATACCAAACAGTGGATTTTTATCCAGCGTGTCATCCGTTACCAACACGCAGCCACGTGGGTCAATCTTTTCAATGGCTAATTCGGTAGTTGCGTCTGATACCTTCTTGATGTAAAGCAGCTCATACGCACACCCAAACACACTTAGATCTTTCTCCATTTCCGTATTATGTGAATCAATGTCCATCTGGTCTTGAGCGTCCGTAATGGCTTTAATATCCTTACCATTCGCCGGTGAAATGGATACCGGATTACCCGTTGTAAAGCCAGTAATCATGTCAGTAATGTATTTAGCGTGGTTCGTCATGACCTTTTCATCTGCACGATCCAACTTAGCCGCCATCTCAAGATTACGGCTTAAGATGTGCTGATTGCCCTCATAGTAATGTTCCAGCATGTCATAACGGCCAATACGTTCTCGTTGTTGGTCAATAGCATAGTTAATCACTTCGAAGCTAGGATTTTCAATGTTCCCCGCTAACTCACGGTCAATCGCAACATTGGACCCGCGCTTCTTGTTCAAATCATATTGCATCCGCTCACCTCCTATCCTCTTAATCCCTTTGGCTTCTTAATTGTCCGTGCCTTGAGCCGTTCGTGTGTGTTATAGACGGCATACCGTAACGCGTCCATTACGTCATCGTTAAGCTTGACGGGTAAGCCCGTAGCCTCATCCCAGACATACTGATAGATTTCATCTAAGAAGGCATCAATCGCTTCTTTGATAACAAAAAAGTGGCCTTGCTTCATGCACTTAGCCACCGACTCGATTCCTGATAAAACCGATTTTTTAGCATTGAACGCCTTGAGCCCTTCACGTTGGAAGCGTGCAACGTGTTCGGGTCTCGCGCTATCAGCCCAAAACTTAACATTTCGGCCATAGCGATGCTGAATATCTTTTGCAATCTCTACCCAGTAATCAATCTCTTCAAACTGACGTGTATGTTCTTCAATCAAATAAGTATTGCCAACTCGATCATCAGCCATTACAACAATCGTTCCTTTATGTTCATAGCCCCAGTCGACTCCCGCATAGTAAGTTAAGTCTGCTGGCAATTGAGCCCGTGGAATAATCATTTCGTCCTTATTAAAATCTTTATACACCATACCTTCACCAGATACCCATAGACCGAGTATTGCACGGTCGTAAAACACTCCGGACGGCGTACCCGCTTTTTGATGTTCAACGTATTGTGGGGGCAAAAAGGTATTATCATCGATTGTAAAATGGAAACTAACGGTTCCTGCTTTAGGATCATCGTTATCAATATAGCTGGCTTTCAAGTAGTGAGTCGGAACGTCTGGGTTCGTATCGCAAATAATTCGCGCACCTTGTGCTGAGCACCGATTAAGGATTTCATTGAATACCTCTTCATTAGCAAGGCTAGCTTCGTTAATATACGCCCCAAACGAGGTCATCCCACGAATGGCACCCAGCCCTGCAATAGACCCGGTAAACGTCTGCACAATTTTCACGCCAAACAGTGTGAAAGAGTTATGCTTGTCGAACTGAAAGTTAATGTCATATTTATTCGTCAGTTCCTGTAATACGTTGTTTTGTAGCGACTTGCTTGAATACCCCGCTAAAATGTACATTGGTTCCTTGACCCCTAATTTGTCAGCAACCTGACGAACACGCCGCAGTTCCATCAAGAAGGCGTCATTATCAACGACAGTTTTACCAGACCGAACAGCACCATAGTTTATCAGTAGTCGCCAGTCCGTCCGCCGCAAGGTTTTCAGCACTTGAACTTGTTTCGGCGTATATAGCTCACTAATTGCCATCGCTATCACCACCTAGGACGTCATCCAATTTATCCAGATATTCAGAAACTTTTGCTTCAGTACTATCGGTTGAGGCATTCATAATGCGAGCTTTAGACTCTGCAATATCCGCGTCAGCTTTAAGCTTGCGAATCTGTTGTTCAACAAGCTTATTGTTATCCGGATAACGCTTCAGTATTTCCTTAGTAGCGCTTATCCGTGTTTTCAAATCAGCTTCTTTGTGCTTCTCGTACACACCGTCAGCAGTGCCAATATAAACCGTTTCTTTGGTTTCGCCTCTAGCGATACTAGTAAGCAACTCAACGGCTTCTGTGGCGTCCATAATACGCTTGGAAGCTATCTCGGCCATTCGCTCATCGATGTAAGATTTAATTGCAGGTTTTTGCAGGTTTTCAGTAGCTATAGAATGTGCAGACCGGCTTTTGTATCCAGCTTTAATTGCAGATTCTTCCTTTTTTCCGGACTCGATGTACTCGTCGGCAAACCTCTGCTGTTTGGGCGTTAACTTTCGTTTCATTACATACCACCACACCTCCGTTAATTGGAATTAGATTGATAATCCTATTATTTTTCGAGTAAACGAATCCGAATTGCCAGTACCTGTGCATAGGTTTCCATAGCTCTTGCTTGAATACCAATGAGTTGCCGTTGTTCATCAGGAATATCTAAGTTACTGGCAGCCGGCCAAGCTTTAGCAATCTTGTCCGTCAGTTCATCGTATTCAGTGTTTAACTTTTTCAACAATACTTTGTTCATAATAATTACCACCTTTTTATTTTTCTCCAAACTAAAAGCGCCATGCTTACTAGCACGACGCTTCTTATCCTTGCACCACTTATCTAGCCGGGCATCAGCCTGCACCCATTCAGGTGGCTCGTACCCGTATTTACTATGAATCATTCGTGACATTGATACTACTCCTAAATTTAATACCTTACAAAATAACCGCACGCAAGATATTGCTAAGCAAATCACTTTATTCTCGTTTATTCTTACCAGTATTGTAACCAAGTTGAAACAACCCGATTGACAATCCCAGTATTCCTATTATCAAGCTAAATATAAAAATCATTTTAGTCACCTGATCCTCCATACTCGTCGATTATATTTTTATCTTCTTTTTCTAACGCTTTTCTTTGTTTCTCGTATCCATGTTCATACAAATCTCCTCCTTTTTTTACAGTATGTTCATCTTCTAAAATCACGTTTCTAGTTAATACTAGCTCTCTTAGAAAAGTTTCTTGTATTTCGGAGTTGAAATACAATTGTCCATCAATATAACCCTTAAATTTCGAGTTCTTTTTTGAAATATCCTCTATTTGATTCAAGGAACTATTTATACGATAAATAACATTGGACAAATCAGCACGATAGACTTGATAATTCATCGACTCAGATTTTGGTAAGTTTGTTATTTGAACATCTTTTATAATCGATAAATTCTGATTTAAACTATCAGTTTGATAAGCCAGTTGTTCTTTTGATAAAGGAACAGTCTTAGCATAGCTAACTTTATAAATCAGCAAATCAATATCATATACAGCCAGCTTAGTTGAGTTTTTAATCACTTGTCGTGTATTGTTTCTATATACCTGAGTAGCATTATGTTGCTGCCACCATCCTAATGCTGATATGGCCAGAGCAAATATAGAAATTGCTGTGGTCAATAGTGGGTTCCAATTTTTTCTTATCCATACCATACTAATTCCTCCAAACTAATCTAACTATACAAAAACTCCCGCCAATAAGCGAGAGCAGTTTGAAGGATTACTGAGAATACCTGAGGGAGCTAAAGCCCCCTTTCAGTATCTATATACAATACCACAGCGCGCCTGTTCCTGCAGGCAATTTGGTGGCCAGTTTAATTGCGCCTTATGTGCTTGGTGTGGAATCGAACCACACACGGATTCAAACCGCCTTTCTTCTGGTAGATCATCACCAGTTACAAGCACACACTGCCTTGTCTAAGGCCAAGCAGCTAAACCTATATCGCCGGCAGGGCTCGAACCTACATCCCATTGTGGCTTACCAATTAGCCCACAGCGATACTCACATTTAACGGCCGATGTTAAATACGAAGACTAATGCCAGCGGCAGAGAGGAGCGCATCACCCCTTATAAATCCGCCGGCTACACAGATAGCTGGATTTGAACCAACATAGACGGTTTTGGAGACCGCCATCTTGCCAATTAGATTATATCTGCTTAATAGACGGGCCGTCATATCAACTTAATCAAGGAGGCAACACAAACTGTACATCTGTGCCCGTCTAACGTAGCCTGCTGGACTCGAACCAGCGACAACCTGATTAACAGTCAGGCGCTCTACCAACTGAGCTAAGGCCACAATAATAATCGATTAGGGTTATCAGAAAAACGTTTGTTTGTCGCCCTAACCAATTATCGATAATACTAATTTACCACCAATTTATTGCTATGAAGTCCGGCTTGAGTTCGGAAAAAGTTCGGTTAAAGTCCGGTCTGAGTCCGGTTTTGATAAATATTCAGGTCTTCTAGGTAATAGCTCTGTGCAAACTGCAGCATTGCCAATGGCTTCCAGCGGTCAAAATACTGAGTCTTGCTGTAACCAATATCCATGTAGCACATCGTGTCACTGTATCCTTGCAGATATAGCCGATCTAATATCTCCTGGCACTCATGATCACACCGAGCCATTGCCTGAATAGTCTGTCGGACAATCTGCTCTGCATACAGGCGGCGTGTAATCCGATCCTCGGCCGAGTTACCAGCTGGGGCCGACTTAGGCATGCCATCCATGCTAGGCGATTTTAGATCAGCGACCGAATGGCCGGACGCTCGAACTGCTTGCGGTAACTTCTTACCCAAGAACCGCCGCACCTGTTTAATTGTTTTCTCCTGGTCAATTGGTGGAAAAATTTCATCTGAAATAACTTGCTGTTCGCCCATCATGCGCCCCTCCGCTTTCGTATGCTATAATTAACTTATTCGGAATTAGTTGTAGCGCGGTCAGCGATGGCAGCGCTTTTTTATGTTATACTTACAACGGTCATTCGAGTGGTCCCGTGACTGGTCGCCTTAACGGGCGGCTTTTTGTTTGCTTCGGTGTGTTCCTTCATGCGCCGGTGCTTCCGTTTAATCGTTGAACGCTTCTTAGTGTGTTTAGGCATAACTCACAATCCTTCCGGTACGCGCTCTTTAATGTACGCATCAAACTGCCGTTCAATTCTTTGGCTCTCTCTGGCTAACTGATCCACTGTTGTAATGCGTTCACTACCGGTCCGCATTAAATACCCACGAAGCCAGTGCAATGCGTCCTCGACGTTTTTACAGTGTGCTAGGGGTACTTCTACCAGCCGATTAATACCAGACTTTTCATCGTAGCTAGTTACCGGATGCCCATGGCTGTCTAATGACATCCTGTTAACCTTAACTTCGTATTTGTCACTAGTCAGATGATACTGGTCAATTTTCATATCAATCATGTTTATTCGTCCTCCGTAATTTCATCTATTTCTACTCGCGGGTTTCGTTTATCAACGGCAAATTCGTCCTGGAATCCTGTGATATGCTTTCGATTGTCGTTGCCTAAAAGTCCAGCCTTCATAAAGCCGTCAAGCACAAACTTTTTAGCAAACGCGATATTGTCCGCATCTTTTCGGTTGTTCTTTGTGTACCACGTAAATTTAAGCTTGCAAGGCCAATTAAATTCAACTCCAGAATTATGACTAGCCCGCGCATATACACTACATAAGGCCGTGTACCGCTTCTTTAGGTTAGCTGCCGCATACCGATTGGCCCGTTCAGCCTTGATGTACTCATTTAAGCTAGGTAGTTCGCCCTTAATCACGACTTTGCTCATACTTTCGGCACCTGGCTAATGTAGTAGCCACAGACAATGCCATTTGAGTAGCTTGCTTGCCTTATCGATCTAGCTGGGGCGTCGATCTTATCACCTAGCAAATCAACTGTTTGCCCAGTAATAATCTCGTTGGGATTGTCGTACTTTTCAGCACGCCAGTAGCCGTTCCGCAACGGCAAACTGTACTTGTGCACTAGATAGCTAACCCGCTGACTAATATAGCCAGTCTCATCGGTCAACGCCCTTATCGTATGGTTACCATCACGATGAGCACGGCGAATATCTCTAATTTGCTCACGTTCCTCAGCTTGGGGATCTGGTAACATACTAGCTAAGTAAGCTTCATCACTGCGTACCTTAGTCCCAGGTTTAACTAGTCTAACTGGAAACGGCCATTCACCAGATTTGTAGTTATGTTGCGCGAGCTTAAACATTTCCGGTTCTGGCCCGATTGCTAGTGGGTGATCGATATCGGGTAGATCAGCGTTAATTACTAGCACCTGTGTTTCAGTCATGCGCTCACCCCTCTTTGACCATTGACTTCGATTTCAAAAATTTATTAGCAAAATACTGCTGCCCCTTGCCCGTAATTAGGGGCGTAAAGCGTGTCTTTGAACCATGGTTAGTGGTGATCACGGTTTCTCTCACTTCCATGATTCCCAGCTCCATCGCTCGTTGGGTCGGTGAGTTGTAACGTTTCCCCATCGCTATTAGGTAGCCATGAGTTCTTAACCAATCGAACAAGCGGTTTTGACCAGTCTTAATACCGCGCTGGCGTAATACCTTAGCAAAATTACCAACGCTGATAGAATCGTCTGAGCCCGAAACTGCTTGGCCTAATCTAGCTGGCCCTTGCAGCTGTTCATTCTCCAGTTTCAGCTGCTCGTTTTCCCTCATCAGAAACCCATATCCGCGCTTGACAACCTCCATTGGGCTGTTCCACTTATCTTCAATAGTGATAAAATAACGGCGGTAAATTTGCCCTTGCGGCGTTTGCGACATCATGGACAACTCTTTCGCCATGTTAACGGTTAATGCATAATCTTGAAGCTCACGTTTGGCGCCGTTATTTACAACCGTAACTCCGGTTACACTTGTGAAATCAATGCCCTCGACAAACATGCTAAAGTTTTGATCAACCCATTTACTAAATCGGGTTGTTAATTCCAGACCTTTGTGTAGATCCCGGGCAGACACCAACTGCCGCCCATCTTTTTCAGTGATTTTAATCAATTCATTCATGCGCTCACCTCCGTTTGCAATCCTTGTCTAGCTTGCTCTAGATCAATAAAATACTCGGCTGGCTTACCCCAACATTGGGTCAAATCAAAATTTAAGCCATCCCGCTGATATTCAATAATTAAAACCTCGAGTGCAAATAGCTTGTACTCATGAGCGCACACCTCATCTTGCGCACTACCACCGGCCTTTAAATGCCGCTTCATACGCTGCTTAGTCCAATGCAACGCGGCCGGTTCATAGGCATGGTTAGCGGCTAAATTGACTAATTGATTACCCCAATTCATTTAGCTTCCTCCTGACTGTTCATGAGCGCTAGAAAATCCTCGTCACTCATATCGTCCTGCTGGTTATCACTTGAATTTGGCTTAGAAGCCGCCTGAGAAGCGCCGTTTTGCATCCACTTTGGCGTAACTTCTTTACGGCGTGGCTTTGAATAGCCACTAGGTTTTCTTTCGCTCTTCATGCGGTCGTCATGATTAGCAGCGGCCTTTTTAGCCTGCTCTAACGTCGTAATATTTCGTTTCTTCCAACCCGCAACAATTGCACGAACGTATTTCAAACATGCATTAGATCCAATCTGATGTTCTCCAGCAACCCAAATTGCATAGGCAATCACCTCAGGCTTGAACTCTTCCAGCCATTCATCAATTTCGGGACGAGCAATACCATTTGGAAATCCCCACAGGTTGGTCCAATCGTTAATGACCTGCTCGCGCGTCACGCCCTCGTCATCATCATAAGAGTCAGTATCAGTCAAGTAAGGGTCAGTACTAGTAAGTTCTTTATGTTCTACTGGTTGACCTCCACCTTGCCCAACCGGTTGACCTACTTCATCTAAACCAGTTGACCTACTTTTATGACTTGTAGTTGGGTTACTGGTTGGGTAACCAGCTGACCTACTATATAAATTAATAATGCGATATTCAGGTGGTTTCACATTTTTCTTGCCTCTAACGTATTTAATTAGTCCTAGTTGCACTAATGAGTTGCGTGCTTTATCGAGGCCGGGTTCGGATAGTCCTGTCAGACTGAGTAATGCCGAATTTTTCATGCGAAACTGAACGTCCAACTTGCCTTCGTCGTTCGCATAGTCTAGTAACTCGCGATACAGATTATTTTGGCCGTTAGAGACACTCGCTTCATACATCTTAAAATTACGGTACGCTCGTCGTTGCTTGAAGTAATCCAAATTCGTCCCTCCTTTACTAATGGGCCTTTCACCCGTTCGGTGGATTCAGTCACTGCCGCATTCAAGCCAATTCTGTTTAGTTAATCCAGGAGTAAGTCGTCTGCACTAACGACACTCTCTAACTTTTTGGTACTACGACAATAAGCACAATGTCCGCATTGGATAGGCTCCGCTTCGCCTTTAATGACATCTTGAATATGCTGTTGAGATTCCAATACCTGGTTCATAGCATTAGTAAGTCGGTACTCCGGTAAATCAATAGCCTGCTTGTCTGGTGGATCCTGTTTGCTTACTGCCACGATATACGGTTTGCACGTCACGCCAAATTGCTGCTTAATCAACTCTTGATAGACTGCCATCTGAAGTGGGTAGTTATACGCATATACAAACGATTCTTTCTCACGAGTTTCTGGATTCCAATACACCTTGTATATGTCAGCGGTCGTCTTTAGATCAACGAAGTAGCCTTGTTTCAAGTTGAGGCAATCAATCTTGCCCTTCCAGGGATAACCACCGATTTCACCAGTAACAATTACTTCCTTATCGCCTTGATATAGTAAATTGAAGTCATGATCATTAGTAAGCGACTGAATCATAGCATTAGCGACCTTAAAATCACTCTTTAGTTGCCCTTTAGTAGGACCGCGTTTTGAAATTGATTCTGGATGCTCATCTTTAAACTTTTCGTGTGCTTGCTTGCTTTCAAAATAACTATGAAGCCAATTGCCAACTACTAAGGCCTTAGCGTCACGGACAGGTTGCCATTTACCAGTAAGCTCGGCTAACGCTTCTGCTTCACAGGCTAAAAACTTCTTGAACCATGTTGCTGACATAAATGATTGATCTGTCCAGCGATCGTAATAGTTAGCTGGCGTCAAGGTCTCCGAGGTTGTCGAAGAGGTTTTGCTGGTCGATTTCGTCTTTGACAGGTTCTTGATCATTGCTTGATGCCTCCTTTACAGCCGTTCTAACGGGTTCTTTAGCTGGTTCGGCAGATTCTACCTTCTTGGCTTTATTCTCTGCTACGTCAGCTACTAGTGACCGCTTAGTCGGTGTTACATCCTTCGGATTATCATTTTCGTACTCGGAACTCGTCGTGTCGTTAACTGCTTGCACAAACAGGTCGTTGTCGGAACTAGAATTAATGTAGAACTTGGCTGCTCGATTAATTACAGTTCGTTTAGCCATTTCCTCCGGAAACTCATTTTGAACCTTCTTCGTCTTAGCGTGGCTCCAACTGGTGTCGATGTCTTTTTTTGTCATAACCGTGTATGTCCGGTTCCCGTTGATGTCTTCGATCCATGCAAAGGCCCCGATAATTGGCTTGTCTAGGTTCTCAAAGCTTGGCTCGAACTCTTTAACCACCAACACTCCATTTTCACCACCAATCTTGAACGTGTCGTCTTTGTGGACAACCTGTGCCTGAATATCCTTAACGTTTGAAAGACGCTTTACAACGCTAATTGAGCCAAAATAGGAGCGTTGCATGACTAACTGGTTGCCATAAGGAATGAAATAGCATTGGTTTTTAGCTGGGCTCAATCCTTGAATTGCCATGTTCATCAACGCCTTGATAACTGATCCTTGGTCACACTTATCAAGTAATGGTTGGCCCTTAGACGTATCACTCAAAATCAAGTAAGCACTGTTTAATGCATTCCCTACTGAATAATCAGGTGGTAATGACAAGCCTTCATTATTCTTCATATCCTCAATATTGTTATTAACCATCGTAACTAACTCATTACTCATGCTTCTTCCTCCTCTGATACCCAGTGATAGCCCAGACGTGTCATCATCGTGTCCGTGTCGATGTGTACCAGTAGCTCGTCCCATAGACGGGACTGACCAAACACATCAATCAACCATTGCCAATTAGGTTCCTCACCTTGATCTGGATACAACACACTTACGTCAGTCGAACCAAAAGTGACGATACAAATGGTGCCCAACATATCGGCCTGCATATCAGCCGCCCACTGCTTAAAGTCGTTATTATCGATATAATCTTGAAACAACTGTGCCTTGTCGAACTCATCACCATCGTAGCAATAGTTATCTGCGTCAAGTACCCAGTCACGTGAGTCGTTACGTTGCTGCCAATGCTCGTTTAAATCTGCCTGTGCTGGTATCATTTTGCCCACTTCCGTACTAAACGTTGTCTTAGTGACTGTTTCGGAGTACAATAGAACTCGAAAATAAATTTATTAAGCGTCTTTGCTGCACGGGTACTCCCAATACTCGAGCAGCTTTTTTCGTACTCAAATTTAGGCTTTAGCGATACTTTGCGTACTTCCAATTCGTTCGACCTCCTTAAATTTGTCAAAAAGATTATTCAATTCTTCAATTGTGATTTGCTTGTAAAGCACATTTCCAATCCGGAATGTAAATTTCATCGTCTTCATCTCCTTAAATTCCAAACCAACTAGCAACTTCATGACGCTTGAACCACAATGCAGTTAACGCGCAGCCTACTATTGCTCCTTCAATCATTGCTATTTCCTCCTATCCTGCTTGCGTTTGTTCTCTTCTGCTCGCCAGCGGCTAACTTCCGCCCAATTATATTGGCGGGCCCCTAATGCAACATCAGACGGCAATGGGTAGTCTTCACGTCGCGCCAAGTTACTTATTGTTGATGGTGAAACATTCCATTCAGCGGCAAGTTCAACACCTTTGAGCCATTTTTTAGGCTGTCCGCCTGCCTGATACTTAGGATTCTTTTTAATGGAAACCACTTGCATCTTTTATCACACCTCCTATCCATTTTCTTGATTGACCTTATCGATTACTTCCTGCAATTTATCCATTGGGATGCCGGCATACTCAGCTTTCTTAGCCAAATCAGTTATCTCGGCGCTAATTTCTTCTGCATATTCACGTGGATAACGTTCAATAACTAGCTGCTGCGCTGGTGTCCGATCTCTCGGCTTGACTGTAATAGCTTCTTCAAACTCAACCTCAATTCTTTCTCGCTCACGCTGTTCCTTTTTCTGTTTCATCAAAGCCGAGAACATATCACCTTGTAGCTGACGATCATTCTGGAATGACAGCACTCCGAAATTCTCACGAGCACCAGAATAGCTAAGCCAAAAATCGTTAATTACATTTGCTAACGACTTCCTGATTTGTGGATCAGTACTTCTTGATCCACTCTTCAACCGGGACAATTGTCCGGGAGAAACATGCGTCCTATCTGCAATCTGCTGCTGTGTTAGTGTTTTATTTTTGCCTAATGCCAATGACAATTGCTCTGCAAACTTGTTCTTCATACCTACACCTCTGTATTTTGGAAAGGGCTTTATATAGCCTTTCCATGTAATTCACTTATAATTTAAATTAATCGGGATGATCTAATAGGTAATCGATCATCTCAGCTGCTGGAATCTGCCAGCCGTTATGGGTATTCACATAATCAATGAAGCCACCCTGTTCAATGTCCAAATCATGACGATGCTTGGTTAAATATCGTGAGGCTCGTTCGGTTGATTTAGTTCCGTATTTATACTTGGCCAAATCTTTAAGCTTCCAAGTACGAATACCACGTTGTGCTTGCTTCCAGGCTTGGAACTTCTCGTATTCTTCTTCGCTAATGAATTGGAATCCCTTTGGAGCCTCATGCCGAATCAATATCGTATCTGACATGTTCGCACCTCCTAATATGAAACTGACATAAGTTGGCTAGCTTGCTCGTTATACTCGGCCGTTACTGCTCGAAATTCAGCATCTAGTGCTTTATCGCTTAGTGCCTCAAACATTACTCTTGGTGTTTCTGGTTTAACCTTTGCTAGTGCATTTATTAATGTAGTTCGTGATAGATGTGTCATTTTGTTTCCTCCGTTCTTTGAAAATTAAATATTTGCTTTTAGTAACTCGAATATTCGACGCGCTTCATCAATGTTGCTCTCGTTAATTTGATAAACATTAGACACACCTAAATGGAACCTTTGGACCATTTCGTGCAACTTCTCTTGCATAACTTCCATTACTCGGTCACCTCCACTGATAATTCATCTGTGGAAACTCCCAATGCACGGGCAAGCTTTTTCGCCGTCTCGTATGTCAAATTAGTACCTGACTCAATTGCGCTGATCGTCGTTTGCGGTACTCCACTTTTATCAGCTAGTGCTGATTGGCTGAGTCCCAGTTTCTGCCGCAATTCTCGAATCCTTAATGTGTAAGTCATTTGGTATCTCCTTTCCAGCCACTAATATATTGGTAGCTTGGCCATATAATAACTAATATATCGTTACATGTCAACAATATATTGGTAAATATTTTTGTTATTTACTTTAGAATGAACTTAACAATATATCGTTAGGAGCTCATAACATGAAAACCGATGGAGAATTTGTTTCCGAACATTTAATGGAATTAATAACTCAACAGAACTTAACTATTAATCGTGTTGCAACATTAGCTGGGCTGAACCAGTCGACTGTAAACGCGATGTTTGAAGGGAGAAGTAAGCGTCCAACAATTACTACAATCCGTAAGGTATGTGGCACCCTCGGTATCAGCGTTCACGACTTCTTCGACTTCCCGCCTTACAACGAGGTGGAAAAATAATTTCCATAGACTTCTCACTTAAAAAGGTGGTTAAAAAATGTTAACAGCTACGATTCATTTTTTAGATGGTGAAACACTAACGCTAAACGTACATGACTTTGTTTGGGGTATTCGCACTGCGCCAATTAATGATCGTCCTAAAAAAATTTCTAAAAAGAACTGGGAAAAGATAACGTACGATTTTCCTAACAAAGACGAAATTAATGGTCCGTTTGAACTGAACGAACATATTAAGCTAGGATTAGTGCCAAGTATCACCAAACTTCTAAACAACTACACTTTCTTTTTCACTGATGATGACCCTGGCACCGTGTTTGCCAGCTCCAAAGTGGTAAAGATTGTCAGTCATTAACGTTTAATCCGAAGAGTTGCTATTTGCGATAGCGGCTCTTTTACTTTTCATTGGCTTCATTTTGTCATCTCCTTATTTACTCGTATTGTGTACTTTATCTTCAAAAAAATAAGTCCATTTAACACGTTTTTTTTTCGATATATCGTTCATTCTTACAGCCATTTTCTTAGCTCTACCAACACTTGGTGTTCTATGCCCTTGTTCGTAAGACGCTAAAGTTGTCTCTGGCATATCGAGAAATTCAGCAGCCTTTTTTTGCGTTAGTCCGTTGATGTCTCTCCACTCTTTTAACCAATGACGCATGTTAACACCTCCTAACTAAGTAATACGTTTCGCGTACCTTTGATGCTTATTAATATAATACAATTCGCGTACTTAGTCAACAAAAAAATACTCTAAACGAGTATTTTTTATATTTCTGTACAAAATACGCATTATGCGTAGTAATCTTATAATTAATGAAGGAGGCCTATCAATGTTTGCTGAACGCCTTAAAGAATTACGAAAAAGAGAAGCTGGTCTAACGCAAGAGAGATTAGCAATGCAATTAGGCATGGCCAAAACAACACTGGCTTCCTATGAACAGGGAAAACGACAGCCCGATCTTGAAACGCTTTCTAAAATTGCAGATCGTTTTTCCGTGACAACTGACTACTTGCTTGGAAAAAATGGCACGCCAAAATGGGCAACCAAGAAAGATACCATTGACCTGAAGGATTTTCTTGAAGCAAATGAGGGTTCAATGACCTATGGGGGTGAAGATCTTACTGAAGAAGAAAAACAACAAGTGCGTGTGGCTATGGCAACAATATTCTGGAAACGCCACAAGCATGATTAGGAGTTTTACTTATGGATAGAGTAAAAGATATCGTTAAAACTATTGTCAATCGTTATCACACAGCGGACCCATTTTTAATTGCGGAAAAGCTTAACATACAAGTGGAATGGTGTGATTTTGGGGCAATGCCTCTGGGTAAAAATGCTTATGACAACCAAGAGCCTATCATACTACTCAATAATTCTATTAAACACACGCCTACACAGTATTTCATACTCGGTCACGAACTAGGACACGTTATATTCCATGAGGGGCTGATTGGGTACTACACTTCCGTTAAACATGGACATTCTAAGTTTGAACGTGAAGCTGATGAATTTTCAGTTGGATTGATGGGAATGTTGTTTATTGAGGAGAATGGCCATATTCCCTATTCATACAGAGAACTGGCCCATCAATACGGAGTACCATCGGATATAGATGATTAAGGGAAAAGCTAAAAAAATATGTCCAATAAGCTGATCGACATTAAAAGCTGTTAAAAGAGGAGGAACTTCAGCATGAAGACAAAGAATTTAGCACTTACCAACGGAATCGTGGGATTAGTTGGTGGAATCATCTTATTATTCGGGGGCTGGTTTGTCGCTGGTGGCGCCCTAAACGACGCAGCAACTGGATCAGCAACAAGCACATCAGGTACAGTGGCTTTATTAAACATTTTAAAAATTGCCATTTTAGCATTAGGCATCATTGCATTAATTTATTATAAAGGCGATTCAAGAGTAAATACTGCACCAGGTGTTTTACTAATTGTCGGCGGCGCAATCGCGCTTATTCCATTCTTAGGTTGGATTGGCGGGATTATCGCTATTATTGGTGGTTCTTTGTATTTAGCCTCCCTAAAAAACTTTAATCAACCACAACAATAGCGCAATTCACTATTTTGGAGGATATACTTCAGGTGTCAAATGCGGATTAGGTGCGAACTTTAACGTTACTTTCACCAATGGAGCATTGAGTGGCAAAACTCAGTCTGATATGAAATAGCAATTTATAACTGGCCCTTAATTGGGCTTTCACGCGAGCGTAGTTCAACGGTAAAATAGTGCTTCTTTTCTTGCCAATTATTAGTAATCACATAAGCAGGTTCGACTCCTGCCGCTCGCATTTATAATTAATATAGGACCTTTAGCTCAGTTGGTTAGAGCAGACGGCTCATAACCGTCCGGTCGTTGGTTCGAGCCCAACAAGGTCCATCTTTGCGAGCGTAGTTCAACGGTAGAACGGTACTCCTTTGAATTGCTGACTAGATACTAACAGATGTAGGTTCGACTCCTGCCGCTCGCATTGACCAGTCAGGATGTCATTAAAAGCTAAGGGTTAGAATTTATTTGGATAAATGTTAATTTGGAGGAGTTTCAATTGAAAAAAAGATTAACCATCGGTGCCGTTCTATTGGCATCACTAGCACTAGCTTCTTGTGGAAATAGCACTAACAAATCAAGCGAATTAAGTTCAAACTCAAGCAGCCTAGTCGCTGCTAAAAGAAAAAAAGCAACCTCTTTATCTGAAAGCAAAGTTAAAGCTAGTTCTGAAAGCTCATCCACTGCTAAAACGGCGACTAACAATAGCACTCAAGTTCTAACTAAGTTAGTTTCATATACAGACAAAGAGTCTGCCGGACCAACGCAAAACTATTATTGGGACAATGGCAAGGCCAAGCTTACTAACTTTGATAGTATGAAAGCTGGTAAATATGCTTTTTCAGCTGATAATCAAGGCCGCTCATCAGTAGCCAAAGCTATGCTTATCTATGCTGAGTACCAAGCTTCTAAAGGTAGTCGACAAGGAACGCCCTTAGATCCACCTTCATGGCCAAGCACCAACCCTAAAGTGGCTATTCATTATGGATTAACAGATCGTGTTTACCACGGTTTTCTTTACAATAGAAGCCATTCAATTGCAGATAGTCTTTTGGGCTCGGGATCATATACATCGGAATATAATTTTACAACCGGCACAAGGCCTCAAAATGTTGGTGCAAATCAAGAAGGTGGTATGCGTTATGCTGAAGAGTTGGTTGAAAACTACTGGAATACGCATTCTAACTCTAAGAATACTGTTTCCTACGAAACAACTCCACTCTATAAAGGAAATGAACGAATTCCTCGTGGTTCGCTGGTAGACATTAAATCTTCAGATAACCAGCTAAACAAAGAAGTGGTTGTAATTAACTCGGTTGAAGGCATTAAAATTAATTACAATAATGGTAGCAATGATGCCAAAGCTTATCAATCTTCTAGTCGCTCTGAATCAAGCAAAAAATACGTTTCTGAAGCACCTAAAAAACATTCAGAAACTAGTACGACTAATAGCTCCAGTTCTGTCTCAACAAAACAGAATTCCGCATACACTACTAATGGCTCATGGACAGTGGCCGCTTCCGGCATGGTATTTGTATCCAATTCAAACAAATATTATAGCCAAGTGACTAATCCAGGTAATTACCAATATATGACCCAGAGTGCTGCTGATAATTCCGGCGCCAAGCCAGCACCACGGGGCAATCAATACGCAAGACCATAACAAGTCCAAGCCCTCGTTGGGGCTTTCACGCGAGCGTAGTTCAACGGTAGAACAGTGATTTACACGCTTCTCACAAGTCTCACATCCTATATTTATGCAGGTTCGACTCCTGCCGCTCGCATTAACATAAAAAAATACATTCTCCCTCACCACGAAAGAGAATGTACCTCAAGGGGCATGTACGAAACATGCTTAGAAATATTATAGATCTTAAAATCGTATTTGCAAGTTTTTTTGCGAGCGTAGTTCAACGGTAGAATGGTTCCTTTAATTCAAATATAGCCTACCTTCCAATGCAGGTTCGACTCCTGCCGCTCGCATTAATAAAATGAAAGAAGGAAATACCATGGGCAGAGAAATTTCAAAGTATGAATTAATTGAGCTTGTCACTAATGGTTTAACAGCTTTTGTAGAAGCAGAGGCTATTCTTCATTTAACGAAAGACACATATTCGGAACAAGAATACATCCGTATGCTTCAGGCAATGAAGCAAGATTTATCTATTCGTTTAGAACAAAAATAATTGTAGTTAATCAGGTGCCAATTTGATTTCAAATTGGCCATTTGCGAGCGTAGTTCAACGGTAGAACAGTGCTCCTTTAAGTTGCTGACTAGATACTAACAGATGCAGGTTCGACTCCTGCCGCTCGCATAGAGGTTCTTAACTCAATCAAACATAGGAGAATCACCAATGTTCAATTCTTTAACTTATTTTTTAAAAAGCCTGTCCTCTATTAAGTGGAGCACTGAGCTATTATTTGTGACAATTATATCAGTATTAGTTGCATATTTTCTCTATAAAAAGCTTCATCACTAATTGATTACAAACGTGGGTGTAGTTCAACGGCAGAACGGCAACTTCTTATGGGATACCCTTCCCTTATTTCTTATTGCCATGCGGGTTCAACTCCTGCCACTCACATTGACCAGTCAGGATGTCATTAAAAGCTAGAATATATTTTCAGGAGGATATTTAATTGATTCAAGAATTCAAAGAATTTATCTCACGTGGTAATGTAATGGATTTAGCAGTCGGCGTTATTATTGGGGCTGCATTTACTGCTATCGTTAAATCATTGGTTAATAATTTAATAAATCCACTAATAGGTGTTTTTTTAGGGCAAATTGATTTCTCTAGCCTTGTTTTAAAAGTTGGCAATGCTACTTTTAAATACGGTTCCTTTATTAATTCTGTCATTAATTTTTTGATTATTGCATTTGTGGTATTTTTACTAGTCAAAATGATTAATAAAATTATGCCTAAGAAGGAGGATGTCGAAGCCGATCCTATTCCAACAGCCGAGGAAAAATATCTTTCAGAAATTGTATCATTATTAAAGCAACAGAAAAAATAATTTCAGTAAGAAATCAGGTGTCATTTATGGAAAAATCAGAAGATTTATCTACTAATGATTGGAAACAAGCACAGTCTGCCGTCTTCAAAGAGTACGAAGATTTTATTAAAAGAGTTCAAGAAAATGGTGTAGACTATGCTATTCAGCATGCAAGACGTTTAATAAATTACCAAAAATTAGTTACCGAATGGCAACATAAAACAAATATTTTAATGGACGATCTATCTAATAACCCCGTCGCTTTAAGTGTTTTTAAAGACTTAGAAGAAGGAAACGAAAGTCATGTTTTGAGTAGAGCTTACGAGATTATGAAAATGTGGCCAGAGTTCAACCCAGAACCATTAACCATTTGGCTAGAGCTCATCGAAGACTCGGATGATGAATAATAAAACTAAATGTCAAAGGAAGAATTTCAAATGAAGATTATCAACGTCGCATTGCATGTTAAACCAGAACTCAAAAAAGAATATGAAGATTTCATTCATGAACTTGTTATTAATTCAGCACAAGAAGCTGGTAATGAATTCTATGGACATTTCAAAAAGTTAGACAGTGATAATGATTACGAAATTATCGAACACTGGAAAGATCAAGAAGCCGTGGATTTCCATAATGACACCCCTCATTTCCAGAAATTTTTAGCACACGTCAGTGACTATCTAACTTCAGAACCAGAAATTACCAGAATGGATTATTAGTTTTCTCGCTTTGCAATTAAGTGAAAAATAGCACTTATTTGCAAAGTTTCCGGACCTTTAGCTCAGTTGGTTAGAGCAGACGGCTCATAACCGTCCGGTCGTTGGTTCGAGCCCAACAAGGTCCATTCACGCGAGTGTAGTTTAGTGGTAAAACGACAGCCTTCCAAGCTGTAGTCGCGGGTCCGATTCCCGTCACTCGCTTTAACCATATTAACGATCAAAAATTCAGAAAAAATAAAAATATTGGAGGAGTCTAACAATGAGTGAACCTGAAGAAGCCACACATAATGCTAAAGTGATTTCGTTTATTAATATGAAGGGTGGAGTTGGAAAAACCACACTTTGTATTGGACTTGCAACTTGCATGAGTAATACAGGGAAAAAGGTCCTAGTAATTGATTCTGACCCTCAATTCAACGCAACTCAATCACTTCTGGATGATTATAAAGCTAAGGAAACACAAGCCATCATCCGATCGGAAATACAACGTTTAAATTCCGAAAATCCATCTACAGTTCACACTGAAGATGATATCGATGAAAGCGAATTTAGCTACTACAATCAAAAAATTCTCGATTCCAGTGGTGAAGGTTCGTCAACAATTTATAGGCTATTTCAACAAACAATTTCTCTTGGACATCCATTTGAAATGCCAGGAAAAGAAATTCTTACATCCCTCAATGATAATTTGGATTTGTTATGTGGTGACTTATCATTGGTATTAGCCAATAAAACAGCTGATTACAACCTTTCAGGCCGTATCAAAAGATTCATCAAGAATAATAAATTGAAAGAAAATTATGATTATATTCTTATTGATTGTCCCCCTACTTTAACTATCTATACTGATGCGGCTCTACTTGCGTCAGATTATTACGTTATTCCAAATAGGATTGACCGATACTCGATAATTGGCATTGATTCTCTTGAGAAGTCTATTGATAATCTTTTTGACGAAAGTGATACAAAGCTTCCTTGTCTTGGTATAATTTACACTATGGTGCCAGCAAATATGGGTAAAAAGCAAAAGAAAATTCAATACAGTTTCGAATCGAAAAAGGTTGTTACAAGCCTAGATATCTTTTCAACTATTAGCCATAAAGTAGATGCAATTCAGAATGGACGTTCTGGAACAAACCCCATGTCCTACTCAGCATCAAAATCTGATATCCAAGCTATTTTTAGCGAACTACAAAACAGAATCGAGGAAAGCCAGAAATGAATGATACCGTTATTATTTACACAAATGAACTTAAAAATCGAATTGTTCCTAAATACAAACTAATTGGCATGGTCTCACAATTAATTTTTTCAATTTCTATTTTTAAAACTAACCATGAAATTGAACCATTTCTATTAAGTGTTTTTGGACTAACATTCAAGCCCTATGTACTTAAATCTCGTACTTTGGTGGTTGCCAGAGTTTCTAAGGAAACATCTAAATCGACAAGTAATGAACTTGAACTCATCAAAAAAAATTTGTATAAGTACTTGACTGAAAACTTAAGTGAGGAAAAGAAACTTGAACCGATTATCACGCGAGGTGCTCATTAAATCAAAAGTTGATTTATCAGAATCAACTGAATTAATCAATAAATTTGCAATAACACATAATTTTAAAATAACTCAGGAGGACGCAGATTTTTTTCAGTTTATTCTTAAAAAAACACTATTTTTAAAAATGGTTTGTTTATCAGGAAATCAAAATGAGATTAGAAATCAAATGGTCTCTGATCTCATAGAAATGATTAAATACACAGTTTTAACTGATAAACGGCCTTATTATTTGTCACTAAGATCGTTTTCTGAAAACTATATACGTTTATTAGAAAACACTCCGTTTTCAAATGATCATATTACTCTCAATGTTATTGAATCATTTTTTGAACATAATACAGCAGTCATTGATCAGACTGCTTATTCGTTTTTCAAATCTGAGTACCGTGTTGCTTCAACTGTTATTCATTATCACGACACGACAACTGATCTAAAACAGTTTGTATCAACACTGTTAGAGTCTTCTTCAAAAGATACAAAAACATACGAACGATTCACACGTTTATATGCAATATTGGAACTCGCGTTTATCAATCAAATGGGAGAAACTATATATTTTTCGTTTACACGCAGATTAGTCGTACTGAAGTATCTGCTTTCTAAAAAATCATTTCAATCTATAAAAGATAGTATTGATAATTAGGCCCCCTTGGGCTTTTATTTAGAAGCAAAAAAGAACATACGTTTGGCAATATTAGCCTATTGTTATTTCCAGTTGGGAGGAATAAAACATGTCAGTAACCAAACTTAATAATGGTAAATGGCAAGCCCGTGTCTCTTATAAAGATGATGACGGTAACTATAAGTCAGTTACTCATTTAGAAAAGCGCAAAACTGACGCTGTTGAGTGGGAAACTAAAACCAAGAATGCTCTGCTGGAAGGTGCCGACTTATCACGTAGCACCGAGAGTCTAAAGCATTACTTTCTTGATTGGATCAGAATTTACAAAACTGACGGCGTATCGCGTCATACTCACGAGCTGTATATGGGCAACTGGCGTCACGTCTCTGCATATTTTAAGGATAAACCTATGAGCGCAATTAAACGTCCAGATTACCAGAAGTTCCTGAATGAATTTGGCCGCAGTCATGGAATTGCCACATCTCACAAGCTTCATCAACAAGTACACACCGCAATCAAGGACGCTGTAGCCGATGGTATTCTAAAACGTGACTTTGCTTACAAGGCACACGTCACTGGACGCCCTCCTAAGCCCGTAGAGGAAAAGTATTTGACGCTGTCCAATTATAAGAAACTGCGTAAATACCTCATTAAAACGGCTGATTATGACCACATGACTATGCTGATGATGCTGTTTCAACTAGAAACTGGAACCAGGTTCGAGGAGGCTGCTGGTCTAACGTGGGATAATTTGGATTTGAATAATGGAATAGTTCACATTAAACAGCAGTGGGACGCCCGTAGACAGACTTTTCGTCCAACTAAGGGAAATGGACAGGCCGATGGAGATATAACCATAGGACCCGCCTACTGTCGTTTTATGAGGAGCTATCGTAGCACGCAGAAAGATTATTTAGAATTGCACGAAATGGAGAATCCTAAGAACCTCGTATTTTGGTCTAAACTAGGAAAAATCGTGGGCAATGGGAATGCAAACGAAGAGCTAGGACGTATTTGTAACCGTCTAAAGATCAATAAAGTTACAACACACGCCATGAGACATACACACGCTTCGGTTCTTATCTTAAATCATGAGTCCCTCCCCTATGTTCAACATCGCCTTCGACATCAGAAACTAGAAACGACCGTTAACACCTACGTCCATCTTATTGAAGAAGAAAACGGCGTATCAGATAAGAAGGCTACCGAGCTAATGGACGAAGGATTTTAAAAATGATAATTTTATGATTGCTGTAGTCCTTGTGCCGCAAGGGATTACAAAATCATTTGTTAATTTTTCTTCCAAAAACTGCTATATTTTGGCTACTTTTTTCGTTTTTGGAAGAATCGTGGAAGAACATATCGTGTTTGAGTGGTTTTCGAGTGTAAAACAAAAGCACCAAAACGCCTTTATATCAGCGTTTTGGTGCTTTGTCGTTTCTCTACATTTGTCGGCTTATCACCCGCACGGGGATCGAACCCGTAACTCCGCCTTGAGAGGGCGACGTCTTAACCAATTTGACCAGCGGGCACAAATTCATTTATTATCTTACCGAATGATAAGCGGCTTGTCAAATATAATTAAGATTTTTGCCACCTAAAAATCGTCACAACAACTAAACCAACGAATAAGAGCAAACAGTAGGCCACACTACACCAAAAAACGAAAGTCAATAATTGGGGTAACAAAAAGCTGCGCATAACTGCTAATCCGATGGCCGTGACCGCCCATACGATCAATTGTTGTCGCAGATGATCGAATAAATGATCTAATTCTGACTTCGACATACACTCACCTTCCATTTAACTAGTTTAGCCACCAACTGATACGATATTCAAGCAAAAATGCAAAAAATAGACACAAAGTTTCAGCAAAGTCTTGACAGTATTTGCTGGAAAAGTTACTATTAAATAGTTGTTATTGGGTATTCGCCAAATTGGTAAGGCAGCGGACTCTGAATCCGTAATTTACTGGTTCGAGCCCAGTATACCCAATATTCGTTATCAGCTGTTATCATTGGTTGTCAAAAACACCGTGATTGCAGCTTTTTTATTACTTTAGTTTATCATTAATTGTCATCTCTTTTCACTAAAAGTCAGCCAAAAGGACAGCCAAAAATATAACAAAAAAGCCACTGTTTCCAGTGACTTAATACTTGCGCGGGGTAGTGACTGTTAGCCAACTTTGGTTAGCAGTTTTTTTCGTTAGGCCATTAGTCTAACGCTTATTATCAAGGCAATGACTGCAATAGTAATGTGTATCACAAAAATAACCTTTCTTATAGTTTTAGGTTCATGATAATCAAACGGCCACTGAATAAAGTCAAATACTGACAGAATCATAAAGTTAAACGCTAATAAATTTAGCCCATAAACAGTCACCGGCATAGACAAGCTGAAAGCCATGCGGCCATATTGTAATATGCTACACGTTATCAAATATGCCGGAATAATCAACAATGTAATATTTACAGTAACTTCGAAAAACCATTTTTTAATGAAATAACTCATTTACAAGGACACTCCAGTAAATATTTAACTGCACATTATTAATTATACAGTAAAATTGTTGAAGCTGGGCTATAGTAGCATTCAAACCGTTAGATCACTGTAAAATTTTGCAAAAGCGTGTAATGCTTCATTCTTCATATAATTAAACTTGCTAACACTAACCGATAATTGGTTACAAGCTTCATTGCGGGTGAAATGCTTCTCAATAACGTAATCATGTAAAATAAATTGATATTGTGGATCATCAATTGCATTTAGGGCGTCTTCGACTTCTTTTAGCTGGTAAGACAGGTCAACATGGTTTATCAGGCGGCTTTCAGCGCCGTTTCGGCTGCTATGGCTTGACACTCCATCGAATGAGGGGCTGGAAACTTGATTAAAAGCCGTCAAATCACGTTTTAGTTTGGCATATTGCTTTAATAAATTACGAATTTTCTTAATATCTTGACGCATCGGAATCACACTTTCTGATCCCAGATATATGTATAAAAAAGAGGCTCGGGGGAGAGCCTCTCACTATAGGATATGATAATCGCCGTTATTACGGGAAAGTAATATTAGGACAAATTACAACATTAATTTTAGTACCAATCATTTCATATGTCAAACCTAAGCTTCAATTTTTCCACGCAGTTGTTGAATCATACTGACAACTTGATACGGTGTCTTTGTCATATCAGTTACTCTGTTTTGATACCAGAATTGTGTCAGCAAGGACACCGCAAAATCGTACTGTTTGTAGACAGTCAGATCTTCATTCTTGCTAACAGCCGTCTGCACGTAGTCCTTGGCGGCGTCTAAATAACTTTGAATCATTGGATCATCTTCAGTCACATCAATTCGCAGGCTTAGTTTAATGTCGTCTACAGTCACTGCCAACTAATCACTTCCTCATAAGTTTAACTTTACTCTCATAAAATTATATGGTATAAATATAGAGTACTCATTGCCCGGTAGTTCAGCGGTAGAATAATTGACTGTTAATCAAGAGATCGCTGGTTCGATCCCAGCCCGGGCAGTCTCCAAAACACATATTTATCATAAAAGGCCGTGACCTTGAAGTCACGGCCTTTTTATTACCAAGTCATAGCATAATAGATTACCTCAAACACTTTAAAAGCAACATATGCGGCGAATACATACGTGATGATAATACCACTGTATGCAAGGATAAATGTGTTCTTCATGAAATCACTCCTAAAATTATAGCTGCACGTTCTATTAAAATCTGATAAGCATTATCATCATACTATCACTTGTTGTTTGAAATTCCACTTACTTTGTCTTCCTATTTACCAGCAGTTGCAGTTCCTAACGCCACATTAATTACAGCGGTCTTGTCAATCACTTCATAATCATTCCGCACAATGACGGAAAGCCCTTGACTGAACTGGTCGAACTTGTCCCATTGGGCGGTTACTTGGTTACGCCGGAAGACAGCCACGGCTTGTGATAAGTCCCCCGCAATCATTGGGAACGTCCCGTCGGCGTTGTTGGCCAGTAACTTGTCACTAATCATGACGACTGGTGCCCCTAACAAGGTGAACCCACTGGGTGCCGTTGGGTTCGGCTGTAATAAGTAACGGCCTTCGGAATCCTTCAAGGTATCAAGGTAATTGAACCCGGATTGGTTCACTAGCCACATTTTGCTCAAGGCGGGATCTAACGTCACATTGAAAATCTTTTTAAGATCATCAATACTGGTTGCCGTTGCTTTAGTAAAGTTGCTACCAGTTAACAAGCTCATAATCTGCGTGTTGTCCGTGTTATCAACCAGTTGTTGCAATTGGGTTTTAACTTCGCTAACAATATCCACTTCGGCGTCTTCCACCACTTCATTAGATAAGGCAATCTTACCCGCCCGGGTCTTTACATCAAACGGCACTTCCGTAAACATATTCGCGTCAACATCGGCAATATCGGCTAATTCGTCCTTAGTAGCCAGTACCGCAGATTGTTGGCTGGTGGCAATTGGATAAGTACCGGAACCACTAGAAACTTGCTTAACCGTCGCATATTGGGCGAGGTTGTAATTGGATTGTTTTAATTGGAAAACGGGGGTAATCAGTTCTTTAGGAATAACCGCACTGGCACCGTCAGTCTTTAAACCGTCCCGAGTTTCCCCGTGTGTCCGCACATATTGTTCAAAGGCGGGAATACCGGTTTTGCTTTCGTTACCATTGTCATTGCTGTTAGGATCAATAATTGTTTGTTTTGCCATGTTGTCAGGCTCCTTTTCTTGGTTAATAAATTTTTCATAGCTACGGGTATCAACTTGCACATTTGTATCGTCATAAGCGGGAACAGCTACCACCGACACGTCGAACAAACTCTTAACTTGATTAATGGTGCGCGTGATATTACCACCATCATCTTTAGTCCATTCGTCGGTGTCGTCGTCACTATCAAAGCCAAATGAACAGGAATCAACATTCCCACTCTGAACTTCTTCGTAGACGTCATTAGCAAACGACGTATTCGGCAACTGCGCGGTGAAATGTAGCCCCTTGTCGTCCGTTTCTAGCGTTAACGTGCCCGCCTTGGCACTGGCTAACACTTGAGTGTAGTCGTGGTTATTAAGCATAAGAACGTTTGATAAATCGACACCATCAAGGGCTTGGGGGGTAACAACCTCAGTGAAGCCACCTAAGTCTTTGCTTGGTGAGTTCCATACAATTGCATAACCACTAATTGTTTTGCCCTTAGATGTCTGTGAGTCTTTAGGTTGCGGGTCTGCTGAATTTTCAGCTGGCCCGTCTTCGGGTGTTTCTGACTGTGGCGTTTGTGCTCGCAACTCGGCGTCAATCGTTAACCGTCGATCTTGTTTCATGAATTATCCACTCCATTCTTTTGTAAGTTTAAGAAAATATTGCCATCGTCAGTTGGTGGCAAGCCAATCTTGGCCCGCGCTTCATTGCGGCTCATAATACCGCCCGTATAACCGGCCACGGCTTGGGCTTGCTGAGTTTGCGGGTCAAGGCTCAATAACTTGTCCGTGTTAAACGTAAAGTCATGACCAAGCTTGAACGATAGCTCGCTGGTAAAGCTATCAAAGTAATGTTGTAATGTGCCTTGCAGATATTGCACACCACTTTGTTCTTGGTTAGAATGATCGTTTTCAACCCCTAAGCGCTCCGGTGGTAAACCAAAAGCCTTAGCAATTTGTCGGGTCGTCCAGTCATTCGAGTTGACCAGCTTTAACACATCGGTATTTAAGGATAAGTTGCTAATATCCATGGTGTCATCAGTCACAATCGTGTTGATCGCGTTGTCACCCGTATTGGCTTCATCAAACTGTGCCCGAATATTGTCCTTGGCTTCCGGCCCTAAATCAGATTGATGAACTTTAATAACCGTAGTGCCATGCACGCCAGCAGTAAAAAAGCCGGTTAGCAATTTATTGCCGGCCGACTGAATCTGACGCTCATCTTTGAGGGCATATAGTGGACTAATTCCAGATACACCATCTTTGGTGAAATATTTAAAGTGCAAAATGTTGTTAGGCGCAATCTGACGACTGTTACCACTAATCGGGGTATAGGTGTAGGTTAACGCGCCGCTCACATCGTCTTGCTCAACTGTCATTTGGTTATTTTGCACAAATTTAAGTGTGTGATTAGGCAAAATCTCCGCAAAACTATTGCCATTGAGTAACAGGTTGGCCGCCAACGCATATTTGAAATGGTAGCCGTCCATCTGGCTATTAGGGGTCTGATTAATCATGGTATTAAATATCGCTGTATCACATGTAATCGGATTGCTGGCAATATCACTTGCAATAATGTTAATCGCCGCGTAAATGTCACTATTACGCAACACCGCCGCACTCACGAACGTATATGGGTCGTTACTTGATAAACTAACCAAGGCGTCGGCCACCGGATCATGCGTGCCACTGGTGGTACTGCTTTTAACGAAAAAACTCATTTAATCACCTCTTTGCTTTTCATAATTAATTAGCAACGCTAACAGAATCATTGCCGTACCAGCCAGCATTAACCCCGCTTGCCAACTGATCCAGCAACCAAAACCAATTACTAAGCAGATTAGGCCAATCACCAACAAGATCGTTTGTACATAATCAGAACAGATCTGCCGCAGTCGCTGTTTTGTAGTAATCTTCTGCATGTTGTTGATCCTCACTTTCTTGGTAATAGTCCATACCAGCTACAAACGCGTTAATCAACGCCGCAATTGGGTCAATTCGGTTACTGTTGCGGGCCTTATCCAGTTGCCAGCCATTGTTTAATACTTTCAAGATGGCGTTATTGACCGCATAAGCGAGAATCTTGTTACCGTTATGTTTAATCTTGTTATCGTAAAGCTGATCACGAAAATTACGGGTTGGGATATTCAAAGTCTTGGTACCTTGCCGCACTTCAAACAGTGGGTAGCTTAATTTCTCGAATTTTGTAATTAACGTTTGCGCGTTATACGGGTCATAAGCGACGGCTTTCACTTTCCAGTTGTATTTCCCGACCAGTTTTTGTACAAAGTCAAATAGATCGTCATAATCAATAATGCCGCTTTCTAATCGGGTAATACTACACTCACCCGCCCGCTCCATGCTCCGGTAATCAATGCCATCGCGCTTAATCTTAGAATCGAGTCCATACTTCGTTCCGATGAACGAATGACTATCACAATAAAACTGACCGTTGCCAATTGGAACGAGCCAACTAACCGCGGTCAAGTCATTACTTTTTGATAAATCAATGCCAATATAGGCGTCACGATTATGTAAGTCGGGCACCTTTGCCAATTTACCAGCGGCCCAATCGTCTGCTGAAATATAGCTGTCCTCACTGGCTTGCAACCACATATTGAAATTCTTAACCAGTACCGGGATTAGGTTGTTTTGCTTAATGGCAAGGTCAACGTCGGCCTGAATCTTTTCCGTCATGCGTTGTTTAGCGTGTGGTTCACTGAATAACGGGTTGGCCTTAATCCAATTGGCTTGATCGTAAACTTCTTCGCGGTCGTCAAGTTCCCATATTGCCACAAAATAACGGTCAGCTTTGGTTTTCCCCTTTAAAACGTCCGTCAGCATGTCATATTCGGCGTGCATTGGAACGTTAAGGTTAAGACCCGAGGTGGAAATCACCGCCAGCAGGGAGTTATCTTCTTGTGCTTGGCCAGACTTTAAAACGTTGTACACTTTGCGGTCTTTAGCTTCGTGCCATTCATCTAAAATAACGGTCGTCCCGGCATAACCATCAAGCGTACTGGTATCACTGGCAAGGGCCAAGGCTTGTGAATCAGTTTCTAAGTCAGTAATGGCTTGCTTTTGCACCTTAACCCGTTGCCGCATGTACTTCGATTGCTTACGGACTTGCCGTAAACCACTTGAAAGCATGTCATAGCCTAATTTAGCTTGTTTAAGGGCGTTGCTGACAAATAATACTTGTCGGTTGCGGGCGGGCTGACGTTCTCTTAAAAGGCCATTAGCGGCCATACCAGAAGCCAGATAGGTTTTACCATTCTTCCGGGCCATACTAATAAACGCACGATCATAACGGCGGTTACCAGTAGTTTTTTCACGCCAGCCATACAGTTCACTAATGATCCATTCTTGAAATGGTTGCATGGTGAGTTGGCTACCGTCAGTCTTAGGCATCAATTCGATAAACTTAACCGCCTGTGCCGCTTTGTCTTCGTCATAGTAGAACGGGAAGCTGTCGTCCTTAGAACGGCTTAAATCGCGTTTAAATCGCTCACACGCCCATTTGATTTTTTGACCAGCCAATACTTGACCCGATAACACTTGGTCAACATATTCAATCATGACAACATCGCCTCAAAAGTATCTTCGGGTGTCTCATCTTTCTGTTTATTCAATTCCATGCGGGCCCGGCTCGATAGCGACATGCCTAAATCATTGGCTAAGGCTTTTAAATCTTTCATCGCTTGTGACTGCAAGGCTACGTAGGGGTTCGGCTTACGTACACCAGTCTCTTGATTAGTTTGTACCAGTCCGTTCTTACGAATATCATTCTCGCAAGTCTGTACCGTTGCATAAGCGCGGCAATAACTGGCTAACATTGCCCGGTCAAGTTCACTAATTGGGGTATTGGCCTTTAAATAAGGCGCTACCCGTTGCCATTCAGTCAAGGCACGATCATGTAACCAATCTGGCGGGGTTAAATCAAGCACCGGATAATCAAATAACGCTTTTTCAGCGTCTTTACGTTGATCACGCTCATCATTGGTTAAATGTTTCTTCATACTGGCTAAGGCTTTTACTTTTTGGCTCATTCGGAGCACTCCTTTCGTTTAAATTTACGTACCAAAAAGCCCCCACGGGTTAGACCCGTAGCGGCTGATTGATACATATATCCAGAACTCGTTTATTATACCTATATTATCGCACATATTTCTAAAAAGTGCAATTAATAACATGTTTATATTTACACGTTACCCCCTGACTAGCTATTTGTTTAAATTTCGCATTATTAGTAGGGATATTTCACAATCCAGCAAAATTAGCAAAAAATCAAAGCTCAAAAGGGACTTTTATAAACACAAAAGTATGCTGTCCGCTCCTTTCGGGTCGACCATAGCCCCCCATATCAACGTTTCTGGGCTGTCATGCTATTTTGAATTAGTCTCGTGGCCGAAAATTCAGCTGCCAACTTGAATTGCAAGTCGAAAATTTCGACTCACTAACTCACCCGAAAATTCAGGGCAGTATTCCGCACTTGTGAAGAAACATCTTTGCTGTCCAACTCAGCCGAATTGTTCACTCGGCCGAAAACTCGTCGCAGTCCATTGCCAATTTTGGCAACGTAGACGCAAAATGCGGGTTGGTTAACTCGGTCGAAAACTCCGCTCAGTAGCTCGGCTGAAAGTTCAGCGCAGTATTGCGCAGATCTACTACCTAAGTTAAACTTAGCCAGTCTGATTCATTCAGCGGAAAACTCCGCTCTACTAAAAAGCGCCGCGCCTTTCAGCACGACACTTCATTGGTTATTTAGTTTGTTGCTCCCGCTGTTCTCTAGCTAGTCTAGTCTTCCGGTTATGATGTCGGTAACACAATGGTTGCAAGTTGCTTTCATCTAAGCGACGTGACCAATCGTCTTTGATTTCAATGACGTGGTCGACCACATCGGCTTTACGGATCACACCATCTTGGTAACATTGAACGCATACCGGATTACTTTCAAGGAACCGCCGTGACAACTTGCGCCATGCCGAAGACTTGTAGAACTGTTGGTACTTACTCTCATCTGAATCGTACATGCGTTTGTGATACCGCCACTTGTTAGTAGCCTTGCGGTGCTTCTCACAGTAGCGTGTGTCATAGGCAACCAACGTCCGACAACCCGGGTGCTCACATTGCTTCATTGGCTTAGCCATGACCGTTGACCTTAGTTAGTGTGACCACGTCATAGGCATTCATATCGCTATCAGAACTAACGCCAGCAACGCGATACGTCACCCCATCTAATATTGCTTCCAAGGTTGTCGTGATCCGATCGTCATGGCGCACTGCAATTAACTGGTTAGTTGTTGCAGTCGTACCAGTAAGGCTAATCGTGTTACTGATGGTCAACGTATACTCACCACACCAGACAGTGAACAGTGGCACGAATTGTTGCTTGGTTGTGCCGTTTATTGGATTTTCAACTGACTTGACGGTTCCAAACTGTACTCGCTTATTTAGACGGCTTAGATTATAGTTCTTCATCGTCATCACCAGTCCTATAAACCAATGCTTCGCAATAAATCATTTTTGAATCGCTCACCTTAATAAAATCAAATTCTACATCTAACAGTTCGTCATCAATATCTTGTGCTTTGTCGACTTCCGAAACTTGCGCAAATAGCTCCTCCATATTGTCAGCATGTACCATCTTAATTTTCATTAGTTAGTCTCCTTTTCTAAATCAAACACCACCGGTTGCCAATGCAATCTTTTATATGGACGTTTACTTTCAACCAGTGGCATATTTAAGTACCCACCGTCAACCATGTACGTCAGAATCGACGTAGCGTGCATTTTCACTTCTGGCCGTTTTACTACTGATACAATTGCTTCTGTGGCTTCTCGCTTCCAAAGGGCCCAGAATACTACACCTTGGCGGTCAGCAGATCGGACATCTTTATCGCCATGATAGTCATAGCCTATACTTTCAAAAAGATGTTCGATTTCTAAAAAACTAGTTTCATTATGACTTGCAATATACTCATAAATTGCTTGTTCAATTTTTTCAGTAGTCATACTATGATTTCCTTTCACAATTAACGAACGCGCTGGGATTCTGTCTCTACTATGTCTACCCCTGATTATCAAAATGCCGCTATGTTAACGTTCTTTGGGGTAGACATCAAATCGAGTATCTCTACCCCATGCGTCAAAGCCGTGCTATATCAGCATTTATCAGGGGTAGACATTGATTTTTGTATCTCTACCCCATTGAAACATTGATATAGCAACGCTTTTAGCCATGGGGTAGATGTTTGACATTCTATCTCTACCCCATTAAGATACTGCTGTATCAATGTTTTGGTTTGCGGGGGTAGATAGGGTAGACATAGAATTGCCCCCCGTCCGGTGTTTAAAAGTAACATACATATTACCCTTTGATTTTGTTTCCTCATATTCGATCCCAACCTGTTTTAAGATTGGCTGATCACGTCGTAAACGTTCCGCCACCTTGTTAGTTTTAGGAATGGCACCATGATTTTCGTATGGATCGTATGAATCTAATTTTTTTAACTCGGAAACTAATTCTGACTTTTTACCACGCCATTGTTTCTTACCATCCAAAAGTTCTAATATGCCACTTACAAACGGATTGGTGTCAGCCGAATTGATTGCCGCTTGATGACGGTTCTTAACGTAAATATCCCCAAAGTATCTTGGTGTTGCACCTAGCTCTCTGTGCGCATTCTCGACAAATCGGCACCAATCAACCATGCGGCCACCCGTAAAATTTGATTGACCCGCATATTTCAAACTATCAACGACTGCATTCAATAAGGCACCTAAAATCAAGCTATGGTTTTCCGTAAACCAACGATAGATTTCTTCTTCCGTTCGCCGTTTTTTTGGTGCTTCTATTTCTAGAATGATTGAACGGTCTAATAAATCTTGCCGCTTAGCTAAATCGTCAATGCCATTGATAATAATTGAACGACCTAACTTAACCAATACCTCGTCACTATCAGTGTATAAAGCACGTTTACTGTAACTTTGATTAGTCGCCATCGTACATAACATATCACTGATTTCTGCTGTGATTGTTCCCGCTGAAAAATTATCATAAACTAAGGTATGTTGATGGATCGCGTCAATTGCTAAACTATCAACTGTCAATTTGGGACGTGAGATGGAGTGTTTTTGCTTTGCAGGATCAACAACCCCACGAATTAAACGACTAGCCGTAGTCTTACCAGCACCTGCAATACCTTGAATAACTAATATTGGTCGTGAACTATTGACTAAGAAACTACCCATTAGCCAACCAGTGATCAAGTCCAAACTGTTATCACTCTTAAAATTGAGATACGATCCAAGTTCTAACAAATTTTGATTGCCACCGTGATGATTAGGAATTGGTAACGCCGCCATATCATTAGTACGGTAAAACCAAACCGGGCTATCTTTAGTAATTTGCCAGCCATCTTTAGTAACCTCAACCACCTGCCATTGGTCATTGCATAGATCTAAATAATATTTACCTTGATTGATACCAACCCGCATAACAACATTCTGTTGTTGACCATGAACCCGCGAATACGTTGCCAAGTATTCATTAACTGAATCATAGGTTAACTTTGGTAACACATTCTGGGTCTTTTCATCATATAACTGGAATAAATAGTCATGAAATTGTAACGAATCAAGCGCATATACCTCATGATGATCCTTAATTGAAACCCGGGCAAACGCCCTAAACTCTTCGTTGTAACCAAACTCAATTGGTTGCTCGAAAACTAAATTTTTCAGCTCCGTTGCGGTGCTCTTTTTGGTGTCATTTTCGTTATTTAAAGCCTTCTCGGCCTGTTTCGCCAGTTGCTTATCTTCTTCCGGTAGCTCTTTAGGCTTTCCCACTAATGACGCCCCCTCTGACTTGCACGTTTTAGAATTGAATGAAAGATAGTATTTACTTCTCGATCAGGTAGTGCCGGATCAACAAACGAATCATTGATCACTGACAGCATGTTATAGACTGTCTTGGGATCAGCACCGACACCAAACATTCGACCGGCAATTTTAGTTAACCAAGCGTTGCGATTGCCTTGGGTTGTCCCGGTTACCATTTCATCTAACAAGCGACCGGTATACTTCTTTTGGCGTGTGGCATAGGCGCGTTCTGACGTCCAGTTCACTTTTTGGCCCGCCAACTTATCGGCTAGCCATCGAGGAGCCGGCTTAATATCAGCCAATGTTCGGCCATCTAAAGGTTTATATTGTTTACCATTAATTTCACTTGGTGCAATCACCGTGAAGTCACTTAACAAGTCAATCCCGGGCCAAACGTCAATTTTACGAACCTTAGCACCCGCGTATTTCAAAAAGTAATGTACGCCGCCGTTAGCCGTCCGTTCAATGTAGGTATCATTCGGCAACGTCAGCCCTTGTTTGCATAATTGTGCCAAGCTCGTACGACCATTTTTAGTTGGCTCGTGCATATCAATATCAACAACCAATAAATCCGATAAATCCAGTCGCAAGCCTAAGTTGTAAGTCGGTTGATTTTTGAACCATGCAAAGATGGTATTCCGGTCGCTAGTTGCGGATCGATAACCAGCCACCCCTTTAGGTGGCTTCTTCGTGTTTTCAATCAGTGGGTAAACCGCATAGCCTTGCTGGGCCAGCTCAATGGCTTTATCGAGTGTTGCGAACTCTTTCATTTTTCAACACCGCCTAATCTTCGGGACAAATGTTATTGCTAACTGCCATAATCGAATCAGCAACATTTTGCATGTTTTCAACAACGTTTCCAGCGCGGTGGTCTGAGAAAAAGAATGATCCTGCCCATGTGTTCCCACTATTAACTGACGCAGAGACCATATCTAAGTAATCAATTGCCATTTGCAGATTGTCACGTGCCACTGATAAATTCTTAGCTTGTTCCACTAATTCACTATTTGTCATTTTCCATTCTCCTTATTCGTGTTAAAATAAGGGAAAGCATATTTTGAAGTAACTCCATTCGACCTACTACTCGCCAAAGTAAAGTAGGTCTTTTTTGTATGCTTTCCCATGCGACTGACCTCACATTCCAAAATACCGACGTGGATTCTTGATTAACTTAGCTACCACGTTGCCGACAAACGACACAATTATAAATTTGATTGCCCATAAGATTGTTGTTGCTATCATGAAATCACCTCCTTAAACTTATGCTGCCCCCGCACGGTACAATTAAATTGTTTTTGAGGCTAAATACTTATCTAGCTCTTTGCGTTCAATACGTTTTAGTCTGCCAATGCTAGTTACCTTTAAGCCGTCTTTAATCATCTTGTAGACTGTATTCATGCTGCCGATATTTAGTTCTTCCATTACTTGATGATAAGTTAGCCACTGATTTTTTTCGTTATTCATCTTTGCCACCTCCTACGGTTTTATTAAAGAAACCAAAAACTATATTTAGTTTCTTTAACTGAACTTATGATACATAGTTGTTCATTTAAAGTCAAGTATGTGATACCATTTATTCAGATAGGTTTCTTATAAAAAACTGAAAGAAGGCATTCAAATTGAACCCCATAAGGTCACGCATGCTTGAACTTCATATGTCATTTACGGATTTGCAAAATGATACACAATTATCTAAAGCTACAATTGCCAGGCTCATAAAAAACGATGAAATTCCTGATAATACCAGACTTTCCACACTAAAACTAATCGCTAATTCTATAGAGTGTCCTGTCTCCACTTTATTAGCGCCTGCCGTTACTAACTATTCCATTCTTCCCCCAACTTCTGAAAAAAAGAAGGTTCGTAACGAGATAAGCAGCATAGTCTTTTCCTATATTGTTCCAATCAATTTTGATTTGATTGCCAATTCCACGTTTAAAATAGATTTTTTTCAGAATATAAAAAAACAAAATCTGAACAAAATAATAATATCAGTGGAAAAAGATCCAAATTTAGCAATCGGCGGTTTGATTTTGGGAAATCAACAGCAAACTTTGAGAAACATATTAAATGAATTGATTATTAACTGTCATTACGAAATGAGCTCTTTTGATAAAAATAATGATATATTTTGCGACTTCAACGCGTTTATTAATTCTGAATTTTCAACACAAGGTACTTTCTCTTTTAATTATTCAAACACCAGCGATTCCCATTTTTTGCACATATACTTTTAATAATTGTTTTCTTACATAACACTGCCCCCGCACGGTACGTTATGGAGGAAATTATAAATGGCAACAATCAAAAAGTATCAGGACAAAAACGGGAATACCCGTTATCAGTTTCAAGTTTATTTAGGCGTTGATCCACTAACGGGAAAAAAGAAAAATACCCGGCGTCGTGGATTTAAGACAAAAAAAGAAGCCCAGATTGTATTATCAAGACTTGAACTTGATATTTACAATCATGGGCTACCGAGTAAAAACGATAATACAATTTTTCAGGATATTTACCAACTATGGTTCACGCAATATAAACAAACGGTTAAGGAAAGCACTTGGGTAACGACTCAACGGCTGTTCCGGCTTCATATTTTACCGATATTTAGTGATTACCGGATTGCTAAAATATCCATTAAGGATTGTCAAAAAGCCATTAACCAGTGGTTTAATGCTGGCTTGGCCAAGTACCACACGCTAATGAACTACGTTGGAAAGGTGCTTGATTATGCCATCAACATTGACTTAATCAGTGAAAATCCGGCTAAGCGTGTTATTGTACCAGTGAATAAAAACGATCGTTCACGCAAAAATTTAGAGAATTATTTTGATAAGGCTGAATTACAACACTTCTTTGAGTGTCTGAATGATGATGACAATACACCGCAAGCCAGTGTGTTCTTCCGTTTAGCGGCTTTTACCGGTATGAGAAAATCTGAAATGCTTTGCTTAGAATGGTCTGACATTGATTTTAGCAATCACACTATACGGGTTAATAAAACACAATCCCGTGGTGATGGTGCCCGTCTGCTGGTACAAGCACCTAAGACAGCGCGGAGCAACCGGACGGTGTATTTAGATCCCAATACAGTCAAAATATTGCAACGCTGGCAAGTTGATCAAAAAGAATGGCTACTGCGTTTCGGATTCAACATTAATCAGGGTAACCACTATGTGTTTGCCAATGAAAATAACGAAATGTTTCAACCATCTAAGCCACGTAAATGGCTTGAACATACTCTAACTAAATATGACTTGAAGCATGTCACGGTTCACGCATTCCGCCACACTTATGCGACACTTGCATTTGAAGCCCATGCTTCCATCAAGTCAGTGCAAGACCAGTTAGGACATTCAAGCTATCGCACAACTTTAGATATTTACACCGCAGTTACTGCCAAGCAAAAAAATGAGGCCACCGAAAAACTGGCTAATTACCTTAATTTTTAA